AAACCAGATTTGGTAAAGATTTTTTTACAATTTTAAAAAAAGATTTTGGATTAAGTAGGTTTGATAATTTTAGGACAAAAATATTTGAAGATTTTAAATTATCGGTTGATTATTATTTAAATAATAAATACTACAAAATAAATGAATCTAATTTTGGCAAACCCGATGAAGTTCGATTTGATAATTTCGATGTGTATGATTATGATACGATGTTGGCCGAAATACAAACTATATTAAATATTTGTATTGATGCGAATTCAAAGGTATTGAAAAGAAGAGGTGTTGAAATAAAACAATTACCAACCGAATTCGGAATAACAGAATTAAAAAAACAAATTCAAAATAATATAGAATCATTTTCTACATTCACAGAAATTAAAACAAATGTATATAATCCATCAAATGTTAATGTCGAATTTGATGACAAAATTGATTCAGAACCTATAATAAAAGAACCAGTGATTGAACCACAACCAATTGAAGTTTTACCGGTAGAACCTACACCGATATACATCCCACCTACAACCGGCGGTACATATGGTGGTGGAGGTGGTGGATATTATGATGGTGGAATTGGTGACGGATTGGGTAAAGAACGTGGATTTGAAGGAGATTCAAATACAAGAGAAAATATACTATAAGATATTTATAAAAAAAGAATAAATGGCCGAAGAAGTAGAAGATATAATTTTTGATTTTGGTGGGGGTGGTGGAGATATCGTTTTCAACCCAATCGAACCAATACAAATTGTGCCACCAATATCACAACCAGGTGAACCGGTAAGTCAACCGGTTATAGCCGATTATTCGGTTAATTATGAAATTTTGTTTACATCCAACTTACAAAATGAATTGGGTGATTTATTAAAATTAAAATATGAAGTAGGTACAACTGATAGTGTTATAATAAATGATAGTATAACATTGGCAGATTATAATACCGATGGTAAACAAATATTAAAATCAAATCTTACCAATTCAACTTTAAAATTTTACATAGAAGGTGTATTACCATCAAATTACAAAATTTTAAAAATATTTTATGCAAATAGACAAGTTGCAGAAAAAAATTCAAAAGATTTTTCCAAATGGAATGTGGGGGATTCGTATATAGAAGTACCTGCAACTGAATTATTAACCGGTGGATTTGCTTTGGCTGTTGCTGTTGAGAAACAAATATTGGTAGATAAACCAATCATATCAATTGCCAATGGAAAATATGATTATAATGTAAAAGATTCGGATACCGATTCCATTGTTACTATACCATTTAGTACATCTAATACTGACTTTGTTGATTTTTATTTAAATTCAAATACACCAATTAGAGTAAATGCAACATTAGGATTTGTTGATGTATCTTTTAAAAAGGATTTTTTAGGAGTATTTGGTAGTAAAAAAATAATAATTGTACCAACAAGTGATTTATATGGTACAGGTGATAGAATTGAATTACTTATTAATTTTAATAGTGTAAACGATTTTCCATCAATTACACAAATTACATTTCCCGACACCATTGATATCCCCTCATTTTCTGATTTAAATTTGGAATATGATGTAGAATGGAATTCCTTTGCAGTTTCATCAATAGATGTTGATTTGATTGCAAAAGATAAAAGTAGAATTCCATTAGTGAAATCTTTATCAGCAAATGGTAAACTTAAAATTAATTTAAGAGACTTATCTACTAAATTTACAAATTGGAATGGTAGTGATAATGTAACTCTTATTTTTAAACCATATAATAGGAATGGTAACGTTGAATTGATTGGAAATGAATATGAGATAAAAACGACATTATTATTATCAAGTATAAAGTTAGATGAAGATATAATTAAAAAAACTCTATTTGATGCTTTTGTTGAAAATTTAAAATTCACAGAACCAGAAAAAGAAAGTAAATATTTAACACATCTTGCAAACTTTGGTAATGATGAACAAATAATAGTTTCATCTTGGGAAGACGATAATTTTACTTTATCGGATAAGACAACGGATGAGTTGGGAAATACGGTTATTACCAAAGAGGTTGAATCTTTGATATTAAAATTGTATACACCACTTCCCGCAAATATAACAGAAAATTCAACTTTTTGGATTACTAAGTTATTGACCAATCCTTTGATTGAAACGGTTGTATTATCTCAACAAGATGGAATAAATTGCCCACCAATAAAAGGGCCGAATTTTAGTATAGATGTTGATTTTGTTGTAGGAAAGTCTACCGGATATGAATCATTGGATGACATAATATTGAATGCGCCTGTATCATCGTCTTCTAATTTAATAGGTGATTATTTAAGTTCATCTTTGGTTAATACGGATGATTTAAACATACAATATGTGAGTGATTCCGAATATCTTTGGGATAATTTTGTACATTTTAGTTCTGCGAAGGAACGAGTTGACAATTTTGTATATAAAGTTCAATTAATCGAAGTATATGAAAATTCTATAAAAAGTGCACAAACCGCATCTTGGTCTTCTACATTAGAATCGGCTAAAGAAATAGAAAGACAAACGATTAAGAAAGAACAATTGATACAAGGATTTGATGGATTTGAAAAATTCTTATACACATCATCATCAACGTCGTGGCCGTATACTGGTAGTGATAGATTAAACTCTACTGATTCAATTGTTGAGGTTTGGTATAATGATATAATAGAATTTGCCGAATCATATGATATCAATAATGCAAACTATGTATTAAATAATATACCACAATACATTGTAAATAATACGGAAAATCAAAGTTTATTATTATTCTTCTCAATGATAGGTCAACACTTTGATAACATTTATTTTTATACAAAATCAATAGAAAAAAGTAGAGGACTAGGTTATAAATCTGCAAATGGAATCTCAGATAAATTATTATTTGATGTATTAAAATCCTTTAATTGGGATGCTAAAAATCTAGCTTCAGATTCACAACTTTGGAATTATGTATTTGGTATGGATTCCGATGGAAATATAAAAGAAACGAATCCGGCAAAGAAAAGAACATACGAAGTTTGGAGAAGAATTGTAAATAACTTACCTTACTTATTAAAACACAAAGGAACAAGAAGAGGTGTATATGCGTTGATGGCATGTTATGGTATTCCATCATCAAACCTTTCAATTTTAGAATTTGGTGGACCAGAAGTAACCGATACATCAAAGAGTAAATTTGAATTTGATAACATAACAACCGCATTAAAATTCTATGGACAAAATTCTGGAAGTATTAAATTAGAATGGAAAAATACCGAAAGAAATAGAAAACCAGATACAATAGAATTTTTTATAAAACCAGAATATAGTGGTCAATTCAACATTATATCGGGTAGTGGTTGGGGAATAAATATTAGTGGTTCAACGAATTCTAAATTTGGTAAAGTTGTATTTAATTATTCGGGTTCACATGAAATTACATCATCATTACTACCAATATTTAATGATAGTTTCTTTGGTGTTGAAGTTAGTAGAACTAGTGGAAGTGTATCTTCTAGCTTTGAATTAAATGTAAGACAATCCGAAAAAGAAAGAACTATATTCCAAGAATCGGTAAGTGCAAGTATTTTGAATGTTAGTGCAAGCTGGGATGGTGGTAACTACATTTATATAGGTAGTGGTAGTAATGGATATAGTGGTTCATTAGACGAATTCCGTTTATGGTCTACACCTTTAAATAAAGAGAAATTCTACGAACACGTTTCTTTTCCTGAAATGATAAATGGTAATGATGTATATGCTTCTACCGATGATTTATTTTTTAGATTAGATTTTGAATATCCAAAAAATTTAGCAGTATCTTCTTCTTTATTGAATGTTGATACAAATATTTACTTTTCATCTTCTTTATATAGAAATGATTTGGAAAGTGGTTCTATAATAAGTGGGACATTAATATTCTCAGAAAACCCTTCTGCATCGTATTCCGCATCCGCAATAGGATTCCCTACTTTAACAACATATCCGTATCAATTTGAAGCAATAGATAGAACTGTTGTTTTAGAAATACCCGACATTGGTTCTACAAGATATTCTACAAATAAGGTTAGATTTGAATCACAAGAATTAATTTCCGATTTATCTTCAAAAAGTAGAGCAACCAAAAAATCATTTGACCAATCGCCCACTGATTCTAATAGAGTTGGTTTATTTTTCTCTCCTACAAAAGAGTTAAATATTGACATTGCCAAATCATTGGGTGGATTAAATTTAGATAATTACATAGGAGACCCATCGGACAGATATAGGTCTAATTATAAAAGATTGGATGAGTTAAGAAATTATTATTTCAAAAGATTTGACAATAGAGACATTTACGCATACATCAACTTAATCAAACTATATGAGAAATCTATGTTTGACGATATTAAGAAAATGTTACCGGCTAGAGTTAAAGCAACTACGGGTCTTTTAATTGAACCACATATTTTAGAAAGAAGTAAGATTGCACAGAAAAAACCAATAGGTGATGAATATCAAAAAGATGTAACAATACATTATGAAGATACGACTATACTAAGTAGTGAAAATTTACAATATGAAGTAAAAATTAATTCTGATTTTTCTGAAAATTTGATTGGTGAAAATAATCAATACCAAAGTATAGTTGATGCAAATCTTTCTGAGAATTTGATAGCTACATCTTATCAACATGGTGGTCTAATTGAAAATACGGACACTACCATTGTAAACGCAGAGTCTTATCAAAAAGAAGTAAATATAGATGCCGGTTTGGATGAATCTACCATTACAACCGAAATTGATTTGGGAATTGAAACATATGGTCAAACTACTTACGAAACTATTGGGTTTGGTATTTATGCACAAAATGGTAATGCAATTAGAACTTACTTTGACAAAGACAATAAACGTGTTAGTGAAAGAATTAGGGTTCAATTAATTACTGAGCAGAAAGAAAGAATTGTAACTAAATTTGCTATAACTGCTTCCGTTAACGGATTAGGCGACCCACGTGGTGGATATGTTTCGGATATTCAAACTTATACTGAAACTAAATTAAATATACAACCATTTAGTGGTTCTGTTGTTCCTGTTGTTAAGGATAATATAATTGCGGTAAAGCCTGTTGATGGTTATTTACCAACACATTACAAAAATACATCCGATTTGACAAGAGGACTACAAAATAGTTTCTTTAAAGGTTCAAAAAATACTGCAGCAACCACATTGGATGGAACTCCTCCGGTTGAAACATTTGTATCTAATCCAAATACATTGACAGTAAATAGAACAGGTAGAAATACTTCTGAACCAATTTTAGAAGTAGAATAAACGGAATTTTAAAATAATTATATTTATAACAAAAGATAATATTATATTATGGGATATTTAAGTAATACCGAATTAACAGTTGACGCTATCTTAACAAAAAAAGGTAGAGAAAAATTAGCAGCTGGACAAGGATTGAACATCACTCAATTTGCTTTAGCAGATGATGAAATTGATTACACACTTTATGAACCAGCTCACCCATTGGGTTCAGCTTATTACGATGCAGCAATTAAAAATATGCCTGTATTGGAGGCTAATCCGGATGAGACTCAAGTAATGAAATATAAGTTAGTAACTTTACCAAAAAATACAACTCGTATTCCGGTTGTTGAGTTTGGTGTTCCTAACATTTCAGTTAATCAAAGAAGTGGTGAAGTTGCATTATCTCCAACTACATCTCCTGCAGGAAATAGAAGTTTAGGATATACAATTGTATTATCTAACAAAAATGCAGGTGATATTATTGGTGAAGGTGTAACATCGGAAATTGGTTCAGTTCCAGTATTTATCGGAGACGATGTATCTGCAACCGCAGCAATTGCAAAAGGATTAACTTTTAAATTTATTCCAAACCCATCATTAACTTCGACTATCAGAACTACAATTACGGTTTATGGTAACGAAACGGGTGGTTCACAAACTATTCCAGTAACAGTAACTTACGTTCAATAATATAAACTATGGCAGTAATAAGAGACAATAGAGGAACCCTTTTAGCGAGTAATATATCAAATTACTTAGCAGGTGCAGCAAATACCGCAGGGACTCCAATAGATACTAACGAATTAGTTAGAATCGTAAACCAATTTTTAGGAACCGGTGAACAAATCAGTTCGGATATCACTACAATTACAAATGGTATCTACAAAAAATTTGGTACAATTGACAAAGTAACTAATAGAACCGAAATCGTAACTTCTGGAATATGGAGTGGTGATGTTGGTTCTTTAAATTTATTTTACACATCGTCATTGCAAGTTAATAGTGTAACTGGTAAATATTATTTAGATGTTTACAACGAAGATACCTCATCAGATGCAGCAGAAGTTCAATTCTCAATATCTTATGGTGATGCAAATGGTAATGGTGCACCGACTTTAACGCAAGACGATACATCTACACTTTCTACAAAAGCAGTATACAATCAATTAAAAAATGTATTATTAGATTCGTCTGATACATATTTTACGGATTATGCTGGAAATAATATGACATCTTTTTACGCAATTAATGTAAATAGAGCTAGATACAAAGAAAGATTAGACCCAGGAAACATTTCAATAGATTTATCAGGTTCAGTAAACGGAAGTGATAAATTTGTAACATTGATTGATAATAGTGGTGGAACAGACGAAAACGTAACAACCGCTGGTAGAGTTTATTATTTAGCAAGTGGTTCATTAAATATCGGTTCAGCACTTACTTCTTCAATTAATACATTTACTGCATCAAATGGACAAGGTTTTGGATTATTCTATCCTGATATGGGTATTATATTATTAAATCCAAATGCATTATCTGCATCGGTGGATGGTAAGTTAATGGCGGCAGCTGGTTCAACAGCGGGTCAATATCACCAATCAGGTTCTGTATCTGGTTCATTAAAATTATATGATGCATTAAGAAAAGGTGCAGATTTCCAAGCTCGTAGAACTGAAAATGTTTCAACCTCTCATTATTTCGTAAGAGCAAACAATAGAGAGTTCAATTTCTCAAACAACCCAACATTCGTAAGTGGTTCGGTTGGTGCATTTGCAAACCCATCATTTGAGAGAGACCCTAAAGTATACATTACAACTGTTGGTCTTTATGATGATGCAAATGAATTACTAGCAGTAGCTAAAGTTTCTAAACCAATAGAAAAATCATTTGATAAAGAGGTTGCAATCAAAGTTAAATTAGACTTCTAATCGGAGAATATATTAAAAATGTCAGACCCCCTTTATTTGGGGGTTTTTCATTAAAAGAATATTTATATACGATATGTTAAAAAGAATACCAAAGTCGGATATTAGTGTAAGGCCTTTTAAGGCATATAAAGAATGGGATGAAGTATCAGCCAATGTTTCGGTTTTAGTTGCACAAGAAGGGAATTATACCGACACACAAATGATTGATATAAATGTCGGTCATTTGAGTGGTTCTACTTATAATAAACATTCTTTATATAGTCAAGTAAAATCTACATTTTATAATGGTAGAGAGGATAATCCCATTGAAAGGTATGGTATAAAAACAAATGAATTTACAATATTTACCAAAGCAAAAGAAAGATATTTAAGTGGTAGCGCGATTGTTATATCCATTCCAGAAAAGTGTGTGGGTGAAAGTATAAAAAGGGGTTCTGTTATTTTGGAAGATGGTGTAAATTCTTATTTTGATGATGGATTTGGTAACTTAACAGGTATAGGGGCTAATCTCGAATTGGAAGTTATAAATTTTAATGATGAAAAAATATCATTTCAAGATTTATCTGATGTCGTGCTTTCTTTCAAAATACTTGAATTAAATTTGGAAACTAGTATATTAAAAGTTGAATATAAAACTATCGAATATACATTACAATTGATAAAAATAGATTTTGAAAATGATATATTGGAAGTATATGAAATTCCATTTTTAGATAATGTTATCAATAGATTAGGTAATGTATTTTATACACAGGGACTAATAGTGTTAACTGAAAATAATAATTTTAATACATCTAGCTTTAATTTAAATTACAAATCAACTGAAACTATATATGAACACGAATATCTTTTAATAGTAAACGAAGATGAATTCAATGTTTCACAAAATCCAACGGCCGTTGTAGAAGTTGGTAAACAAATTGAAAGTATTTCTGGTACCGATGGTAAACTATATAAGGTAACAACTAATCCAGGTGTCAAATATATTAAGAAAAAATCTATATTAGAAAATGGTAATATATTAGATTATAGAATACCATCTCAATACACATCATCTATATCAGGTGGATTTGAACATTATGATTTAAGTGGTTCGGTGGATTCAACTGGTTCATTTTTATCTCCATTTATTACAACGATTGGATTATATGATGATAATTGTGATTTAGTTGCGGTTGCAAAATTACCACAACCAATTAAGTCCGAACCAGATATTCCAGTAAATTTTATTATTCGTTTTGACACATAACATATATTTATAAGTAAAAACAATTATTATGTCTAAAATATTAGATTTATACAAATCACAACAAGCAGCATTGGGTGTTGATAAATTAGGATTTGATGCGGGTGTAGCAGCAAAAACTCCATATACTACAAACGATTTGAAAAAAGTGGATGACCAAGTGTTAACCGCTGACAAATTTAAAACAGGTAGAGGTGGTGAAAAGAATTTCGCTAAATACTCCGATTCTGTAAAAAAATAACAAACTTAATGGCCAAAAAAGTTACAAAAAAGAACAATCCAAAGTGGGTTGCTAAAAAGTATGGATTTAAGTCCGGTTTAGAGGAATCCATTTCAATTCAAATAGAAAGTAAAGGTATTCCGGTTGAATATGAAACTGAAAAGGTTGAGTATATCATACCAGCATCAACTCACAATTATCATCCAGATTTCAAACTACCTAATGGGATTAGAGTAGAAACAAAGGGAAGATTTGTTGCTGCAGACCGTAAGAAACACCAATTAGTAAAAGAACAAAACCCCAATTTGGACATTCGTTTCGTATTTTCGAATTCAAAGAACAAAATCAGCAAAAACTCTAAAACTACCTACGGAATGTGGTGTGAAAAGAACGGATTTAAGTATTCGGACAAATTCATCCCAGAAGAGTGGTTTTTAGAGGAAAATAGACCATAAAATATTTGGAAATATCAAATATTTGTCGTATATTTAGGGGGTGTTGAAGCAAAATGATAAGAATATAGTCGTATCTACTCTAACCGGTGCGTTAGGTAGTCATCTCACTCTAAAGGGGAATGAGTTGGCATTTTACTGTCCTTTTTGTAATCACCACAAACCAAAATTACAAGTTAATACTGAAACTCAAAAGTGGCATTGTTGGACTTGCAATAGTGGTGGTAAAAAAATGACCTCATTATTAAAAAAGTTAGATGTTGATAGAAAGACTATTTCAATTATTAGAGAAATCTACGGAGATAGCAATTATAATCCACAATTAGAGGATAAAGATACGAAGGTATTCATTTCCTTACCAAAAGAATTTATATCGCTTAGTGAGACTCCGAAGGGGTTTAATCCAGAATATAAACACGCAATTCACTACCTTACTCAAAGAGGTATTACGGAAAAAGATATAGTCAAATATAATATAGGATATTGTAAAGAAGGATTATATGGACAAAGAGTAATTATACCATCATACAATTCCGATGGGTCATTAAATTACTTTGTTTCTCGTTCGTATTATCCGGACAACAAAATGAAATACAAAAATCCTCCAATCAGCAAAAATGTAATATGTTTTGACTCCCAAGTAAATTGGAATGAACCGATTATACTTTGTGAGGGTGTATTTGATGCAATTACTATTAAAAGAAATGCAATTCCATTATTGGGTAAGTTTCCATCAAGAACATTGGTGGAAAAAATCTTTATGAGTGGAATTACTGACATTATTATTTCATTGGATAATGATGCTATCAACGAAGCACTTAAAGCTGCTGAGTATTTTAGAAAGCAAGGTATTCATGTGAAGATGATGTATATGAAAGATAAAGATGCTTCCGAAATTGGTTATGAAAAGTTTTATGAGGAATTAAAAAAAACCAAAGAGTTTTCATCGGAAGAACTATTGTTAAATAAAATAAATTCATTATGAGTTTAAAGAAGATTTATCATATTGCGGATGTTCATATCCGTAATGTGAAAAGACACAAAGAGTATAGAAAGGTATTTGAATTGATGTTTGAGGAAATCCGTAAAAGAGGAACCGAAGACGCAATTATATATTTAGCAGGTGATATTGCACATGCGAAGTTGGAAATGAGTCCAGAATTAGTGAACGAAATAAGTTGGTTATTCAAAGAGTGTGCTAAAACTTGTCCTACAATTCTTATTACCGGAAATCACGATTGTAATATGAACAATATGGATAGAATGGATGTTCTTACTCCTATTGTAGATGCATTAGAATTAGAAAACTTTTATTACTTAAAAGATACACAGGTTTATTCAATTGGTGGTGTTGATTTTTCAGTATTTTCAATTTTGGATAATAAGGACAATTGGATTACCGCTGATAAACTATTTGGTAATAAAAAGATTGCGTTATTCCACGGACCTGTTGATAATTCTCAAACTGATATTGGTTATGTAGTAAGTAGTAGACATTTTACAACGGATATATTTGATGGTTTTGATTTAGCCTTATTGGGTGATATTCATAAGCGTCAAGAAATGATTAGTCCGAAAGGTTGTAAGGTAGTTTATGCCGGTTCATTGGTTCAACAAAATTTTGGTGAAACATTGGGTAGACATGGATTTTTAGCATGGGATTTAGATACAATGACTTATGAAGAAATTGATATTCCAAATGATTATGGTTATTATACAATGGATATCGACAATGGTAAAGTTCCAGTTGTAAATGATATGCCAAAACATCCTCGTTTAAGAGTAAGATTATCAAACACCGATACTGCCGATACTAAAAAAGTAATTGCAGAAATCAAAATGAAATATGGTGTTGAGGACTTTACAATTATTAGAACGGACTCATTATCAAAAAAGAAAACAGGAGATAGACAAAATAAATTAGACTTTGAAGATATTTCTGATATCAATTATCAAAACTCTTTAATCAATGAGTATGTAGAAAGAATGATGCCATTTGTTGATAAGAAAGATTTGGCAGAGTTGGAGAAGATTAATAGAGATGTAAATAGTAGAATTGTACATGAAGATACTTTAAGAAACATTATGTGGAAACCGGTTAGATTTGAGTTTTCTAATATGTTTAGTTATGGTGAAGATAATAAAATTGATTTCTCTAAATTGGGGGGGTTGATGGGATTGTTTGCACCAAATGCACAAGGTAAATCTTCTATATTCGATGCTATTTCATTTTGTTTATATGATAAAAGTAGTAGAGCATTCAAAGCTGCAAATATTCTAAACAATCGTAAGACTGACTTTAGATGTTATTTACATTTCCAAATCGATGGAATGGATTATCATATAGAAAGAACTGCAAAGACAATTAACAAAGGTAAAAATGTAAAAGTAGATGTTAATTTCTGGTATGAAGATGGTGGTGAAAATGTTTCATTAAACGGAACAGAGAGAAGAGATACAAATTCAGTAATTGAACAATATGTTGGCAAATATGAAGATTTCGTATTGACTGCATTGTCTTTACAGGGTAATAACTCTATATTCATTGATAAATCCCAAAGTGAGAGAAAAGACTTACTTGCCCAATTTATGGGATTGAATGTTTTTGACAAGTTATACGATACTGCGGTTGAAGATATCAAAGAAGTTTCAGTATTAATCAAAAACTTTAAGAAAACGGACTTTACAACTGAACTTGCCGATAAATCAAATGAGTTAAAAGATAAGAAAGGTGAATTGAAACAATTACAAGAGGAATTGGATGAATTAACAAATGAGAGAGATGCACAGAGTACACATATCTTAGAAAAAAGTAGACAAATAGTTCCTATTGGTAATAATTTAGACTTACCAACTTTAGAGTCAAAGAAAAGAAGATTGATTGATGATATTCAAAACAATACAAATCTAATTGGAACAAAGGAAAACAATATTGAAATTTTAGAAGAAAAAGTTGCAGAAATTTCACAATCAATAGATGATAAGAAGATGTTTGGTGATGTTGATGTAGAAACAGCATATTCAAATTATCAAAGGGAACAAAAAAGTTTAACAGAGTCTACTAAAGTTTATGATACTGCAAAATTGCATTTAAATTCTGCAGAGGAAAAAATTAAATATTTGGATAAACATGAGTACGACCCAAATTGTAAATTTTGTTGTGATAATGAGTTTGTTAAGGATGCAATGAGAGCAAAAGATGCATTACCTGAATTGACAAGTGTTGTTAAACATGCATTAATTGATTGTGTAGGTATTCAACAAACATTGGATACTATGGAAGGGGTTGAAGAACAATATAACGAATTACAAGAATTAAAAAAGAAATACACCCAGGGTAAAATCTTAATAGAAAAGGCACAAGCAGAATTAAAAGGTTTAGAAACTAAAGGTGAGTTGTTAGAAACACAATTGGATAAAATAGAAGAAGATATTGAAACATATTATGAAAACGAAGATACAATTCAATCCAATAAAAAGTTAGAAGGTCAGATTAAATTCATAGAAGGTGAAGTGGATGTATTAAATATCCAAATTAAGAAATTGAGTAAAGATATTTCCAATACAAATGGGTCTATTTCATCATTACAGACTTATATAGATGGTATTAAAGAGAAGATGAGTAATGTTAAGGAATTGGAGGAAAAGAACCGATTATACACCTATTATTTAGATTCGGTTAAGAGAGATGGTATCCCATATGAATTGATTACAAAGGCTTTACCTGTAATTGAAAGTGAGATTAATAATATTTTAGGACAGGTTGTAGATTTTGGTATTACAATGGAAATGGATGGTAAATCTATCAATGCAAAAATTGTTTATGAAGACCAGGAATGGCCATTAGAAATGTGCAGTGGTATGGAGAAATTTGTTAGTGGACTTGCTATTAGAGTTGCACTTATCAATGTATGTAATTTACCTCGTCCAAACTTCTTAGTAGTAGATGAGGGATTTGGAACATTAGACGCAGACAACTTATCATCCCTATTTATGATGATGCAATATCTTAAAACACAATTTGATTTTATATGGATGATTTCTCACTTAGAACAAATGAGAGATATCGTAGACGGGTTGATTGAGATTAAAAAAGAAAACGGATTTAGTAAGATTGACTTCTAATATTTATTTTTATGATAGATATCAAAACATTTAGAGAGCAGGGATATTTGTTAGATAGTTTAGAAAACTATACTGATTTAATTAATTTTGAAAAATTCAAAGATATAAAATCAAAAATAGACAATAAAAATATCAAACGATTTTCAAGATATGATTATTGGTATAAATTTAAAAATCTATCTTATATGGAAGAAATAGTTTATGAAAATTTCTTAAAAAGAGATGGAGATTTAAATGTTGCAGATTTTATCTATCAAATGTCGCACGAATATATGATTAAAAAAATACAGGATTCTGACTTCTATCCAACTTGGGTTTTTGGAACTTCTATGGATGAAGAAATAGATAATTTAATTAATGGTGAAATTATATCCAACTTTCAGGAAAACTTTGTTAAAAAATATTATTCAGATAAGAGTTATAAATCTTATATGAAAAATGTTAAATTACAATTTTATGATAAAGATTGTGAAATAAAATTACACGATGATGGGAAACCTGCTGATAGGATTTGTGTGTTTTTATATTTTCTAAACAACGATTGGAATGACGAAAATGGTGGCCACCTAATTTTGTATAATAAGAATAATGATAAAATAAAAATAAATCCTACATTTCCTAATTTTGTAGTATTGGATAGTGATTTAAATTTATTTCATGAAGTTGAAAAAGTAAATCAAAATATAAAATATAATATAGTATCTTTTTATTCTGGGATAGTCTAACTTCTAAGAACGACCTTATCAGCCTTCAACACACTGGATTGTGGTTTTGAGACACCAACATGTTTCTTAATTAGATTTTCAACAAGACTACCCATTTTGAACCCGTGTTCTTCACAATATTCTTTGAGAAGTTCATGGGTTTCTTTTTTAATTTGTAACATTGCGTATTTCATAACTTATTTAGTTTTCTTTAGTTTATTAAAGAGTTTATTAGTTTTCTTTATATAAATATGATATAATTCTTTTTTTAGAGATATTTATTTAAAAAGATTAAATGGCTGTTATAAAGAAAACATTATTTGCAAAGAATTTAGAAAAGTTTGCAGTATTAGTAAACGATACTCAATCGGATAGTAAATATTTTAAAATAACAGAATTACCCGATACATTTACAGGTGGAAAAAATGCATTTCTAATTGCGGGTTCCGAATATTTGGTTCCTGATACCAAAATACAAATTGAATTAAAAGATTCCGCTGGTAATATTATTTATCACGAGCCAGGTGAGGGTTTAATGACGGGTTCAATAGATGGAGTTGAATTTCAAACAGAATATTATGAAGGTGTTTCTAAGGTGGTTGCGGTATATATTTATCCAGATACCGCATATGGTGTGTGCACACTTACTATATTAGGTGAACTTAGTGAATATCAGGACACGAATGGTGTTACACTTCCTGTTCCATTAGATTGGGAAAACAAATACAATGTAAAGTGGCAAAAGCAAATAGATGTAAACCCATCGTTGGCTAATACTACTAAGATTAGATTTTATAGAAGACCTACGGTTAGTATTACCGAATTATTAGAACCAATTTATAGAATAGAAAATGGTTTAAAAGTAAATAGTGGATTAAATCAATCATTTGCAAATATTAAAGTATCTAATTTAGAAACATTTGCAGGTGATGTAAAAAGAGTAAAAGTATTTAGAACTTCATTGGGTGATATATCTGATTTTAGTTTAATACAAGATATATTAGTTGAGTCAAAAGAATTATTAACTACTTTTGGATTGTCTGGAAGTGTTGTTGGAAATACAGGAACATTTACATCAGAAACTTTAAAGAATTATTGGAACACCGGTTCATTGGATGTTAAATTATTATCGGACAAAATAGATAATGGTATAAAACTTAATGGTAGTGGTAATTTAACATATACATCATCTTTAGACATAAAAAGTTTAAATACATATGAAATAAATTTAGATGCTTTTTATTCTTCATCAACTAAATCCGATTTGGGTATTTATTTATCATATGTTTCACAATCAACAACATTTAGTAGTAGTATTGGAACACTATCTGGATTAAATCCAACTAGAAATTTATTAGATACAACTATACCATTTAAAATAGATAGAGATTACCCAAATGCTACTTTGTATTTTTCACAATCACAAGGAGAATGGCATGTTGGAAATGTTAGTTTAAAATTATCACAAGATACGGCGTTCTCACCGGATGAGATTTCATTTATTACCTCAATGCCTACGGTTATTGGTAATGAAGATTTTAATTTTAAGTTTGAATTTTATGATGTAAATAATAACTACGTTCCGGTGTTCGTAACACAAAGTGCAAACTTTACAGGAGGTTCAAATACGATTACAAAATTATTAACATTCGAATCGGACAGAACCGCATTTAGATTTTCAACTGGGTCTTTTGCAAATCCTGCAAATCAGTCTGTAAGATTTAGAACACAAAAAACAAATTTTACAGGTTCTATAACATACGCTTCATCTGCATTTGACATTGGTGGTAACTATATCGAACCATCCTCTTACGCAGGTACTTATCCTGGTGCATTTGTATCTCAAAATGATAATGGTGCACTATTGAATATAAGTAGTTTTAGTGGTAGTGTTTCAAATGTGTTGGTTGGTTCTATTGTATATACTGCATCTTGTGAAGGATTTGAAGAATATGAAACAATTTATAGATTCGAAGATGGTGATAACGCACCGGGCGTTTTTGTAACTGCGAATACAAATCAGTTTATTTATAAAGCAACCGACTTATCTCTTAATCCGGTTGGACAAGTTATTACAATTGAAGCTAAAAGAAAAAATTTAGCATCGGCAACTACACCATTAATTGTAAATTCAGGAAGTGGTAAACCAGCATTGACGTTTGTAAGTACAAATCCAACCAATGGTGTTGATACCTATACATTAGCAGGTTCATCATATCCATATTTGACAAATGAAACAATTTATTATATTTCTGGTTCTGACCAATTTGGAAATGAATTCTCCGACTCAATTAAAATAAGTCCTGTAAAAATATTAGACGGATTATCTGCGACCCTTACAAACGATAATGCATCTTTACCGGCCCTTTCTAATGGATTTGTTGCAAGTGGTTCGTTTTTGTTTACATCGGGTTCTGTTAATGTAAAGGTTGGAAACGAAACAATTACATTTGATGATGATAATGATGGAAATAGAGCAAATAACACATTTTCTATAACAAATGTAAGTGGAATTGGGTGTACTCCAAATGGTGGAAATAATAGTAACCCAACTTCAAATGTATATAGTATAACTAATTTATCGGCAGATAGTGGTTCGTTGGATATAACAATTGATTATAAAGATGGAGCAGGTGATACCACAAGTCTTATTAAAAATGTTACTTACACAAAAAATAAAAAAGCTGCTCCTGTATTATCAATTACATCGACACCAAAAGACCAAAGTGTAACTGCAAAATCAACAGGCGCGCAAATCGATTCTTTTGCAAATGTAACAATAAGTGTAAGAGAAACATATGATGGTACAACTACTTCAAAATCTTTGTCATCATTAACAGCAACCTCTTCTAATATTTCATCCATTGTAACCGATTACACAACAGGAATTGTTACATTAAATGGAAGAACATTGGCAGATGGTGTTAATTCGACTACTATAATAATTACGGCAGTAGTAATTGATTCTGAAGGTGTTAGTAGAATTTTAACCGACACATTGAGTTTATCTAAAGTTAAAAAAGCACCACCTACAATTACATTTTCTGTAACACCAAATTCACAAACTGTAAATGCGAATAGTGCAGGAACTTTAACGGGTACAATTGTTGACCCAGTTTTAACTGCATTTGAAGGGTCATCTACTTTAACATATAATCAAGGAACGTTAACTACATCGGAATTTAAAATAACAAATGTAACCGGTGTAACGGTTGTAAGTACAACACCATCGACATCTACGATAGACGTAACGGGTGTATCATCAAATGATAATACGGGCGTTGTAACAATTCAATATGTTGATTCGGAAGGAACCTCTGGAACATCTACAATTAAATTTACAATATCAAAAGCAATAACTGGTGCAGCCGGTGCCAATGGTGCAACGGGAGCAGATGGTAAACGAACTGCAACTGGTATGGTTCATTATCAATTAACCGCAACTTCGGCACCAACATCACCATCCGCAACTTCTTTTACATTTAGTAATGGTACATTCACCGATTTAACTAACAATTGGGGTACGGGAGCACCAACATATGCAAGTGGAAATACAAATAAATATTGGTACGCAACTTATACTGTTGTAGAAACTACTGCCGGTGGCGGAACGGGTACTCCAACATTTGGTACACCGACTCAAGCAATTGGATTTAGTGGATTGGTATCATTTACAGCAGCCAATAATGTCACAGATGGAACAAATGCTTTATCATTCGGTGTAGCAGGAACAACATTAATCAATGGTAGTAACATATCTACTGGTAAAATTATTTCTACAAATTATTCGGCAGGGACACCATATACAACTGCTGGTAGTATTATAGATTTAGATAATGGAAGAATTGCTACTAAAACGTTTTATGTGGATTCTAATGGAGATGCGGTATTTAAAGGAACACTTTCCGCAGCTGGCGGTACTTTTGCCGGAAATCTTTCGGCAGCTGCGGGTACATTCACTGGAGCATTACAAGGTGGTACGATTTCAATAGGTAGTGGCGATAGTATTTTTAAAGCAGATACTAATGGAATTTATTTGGGTAATGCAACATTTTCATCCGCACCTTTTAGGGTAAGTCCATCGGGTGTACTGACTGCTACAAACGCATCAATTAGTGGAAACATAACGGCAACATCTTTAACATTAAGTGCAGGTGTTACCATTTCAAATACACAAGTTAGCGGATTGGGTACATTGGCAACTGCAAATGGTGTCACTACCGCACAAGTTAGTGGATTAGGTGCATTTGCAACTTTAAATAAAATTCTACCAAATAATGTTAGTACATATATAGATGGTCAATCCATTACTACAAATCAAATTGCTGCAAATAGTATTGTAGCCGGAAATATTGCATCATTGGCTTTTTCCGGTAAAAACGCAGTTTTTGATACGGGTCAAGTTGCGGGTTGGACTATGGATGGTACTGGTTTTTATAAAACAGTTGGTGCGTATACATTACGATTAGCATCCAATGCACAGAGAATATCAATTACACAGGCAACCGGTACCGATACATTGGATAGAGTTAGAATTGATGCATCATCAAATATATCTGCAATTACCGTATCCGATACAGCATCTTTAAATTGGTCTAATTCTGGTCAAAACTTAGACATAGTATATGGAACGGATTCACCATCTACTGCGGAAGTAGATACTGGATTTACATTACCAAATGGATGTAGTTATAATTATGGAACCAGTTGTGGTATTATTGGATTACAATATGCTGAAGAAGAAATATTTGTAGAGGCTGAAGACTTCCCAGTTATATCAAACACAATATTTGGTTACGCAGCACTTCCTGCCTTTGGTGAAACTCATACCGTTTATGGATATTGGAATTGTACTTTAAGAGTTAGACAATATCCAACTCAAACGGATGCCGAAAATCAGACCAACCAAAACATGACATATGGTACAAAGACAGCGTTGGTTGCATACCGAGAATTTAGACAATCATATACTTCGGGAGGTACACAATTAGAAAATATCGATAATGAACAAGTATATGGAGCAACGATATCAGCACAAGGTGGTGGTGGAATTAATACACCGGGTACGGCTGTGTGGTATAGAGTAGAATTGCAACAATTTTGGTATTTACAAGTAGATGGTGGGAATTTCGATAGTGTTATCTATGCAAACAGACCGGCTAGTGATATTTTTGTTAAATATGGTAGAGTACAAAATGGTTATTCTGTCTTTTCTCCCGGTGGTTTACAGGTTTATCAAGGGGTTAGAAATTATTTAAATGCTTCGGTACCCGAAGGTACTTCAGGAGAATCATCAAACTTTTTTATAATTAAAGGTAAATCACAGATTATAGGTTCATTAAATATTTTAGGTGGATTTAGTGCCAATAGCAAACAATTTAAAATTCAACACCCACTTAATGAGAACAAATGGTTATATCATACTTCAACGGAGTCACCGAGAGCAGATTTGATTTATAGAGGTACGATAGAATTAGAAAATGGAGAAGGTAGTATGAGTATAGATTCTGCATCCAATATGACAATTGGTACATTTGATGTTTTAACAAAAAATCCACAATTGTTTTTACAAAATAATCAAACATTTGATAGAGTAAAAGGTTATGTTGAAAGTGGAAGTGTTTATGTTATTTCTGAAAATGTAGAATCAAATGTCAAAATAGATTGGATGGTTATTGCTGAAAGGAATGACAAAGAAATATTAAAATCGCCATTATATGATGTAAATGGAAATTATAAAACAGAAAATTATAAAGGTGAGTATTTAGATTCAACTAGACCGGAAAGAGTTCCAAAATTAAATGATATATGATAGTATTCATTACAACAGGTTACGGAAAAAATGTTATTGGTGGTGCGGATTTATGGTGCAATAACTTTATAGAAAATATTTTGCCATTAGTAAAAGAAGATTACAAAATAATAATTGATGGCAGGCCATTGGTTAAAGAAATCGGTGCAATCTACACTTACGAAAATGAAAAAGAAGTTGATAGAATATTACAAGAATGTGATAAAATTATTTTCTTACACCATTCTTACAAACCAAATCCTATAATTAAAAATTATTTACACAAAACTTATCTTACATTTGTTCATGCTTTTATTCCTGATATGTTAGGATTAAATTCTGATTATGAAAATATAATGACAAAAGTAGATTGGGATTGGCAAAAACAAATATTAGATAATTCGGACAATATAGTTTGGATAGGTTATGAAGATGATACAATACATAAAGAATATCCAAAAACAAAAACCATTACAAACTACTATGAATGGAAACAAAATAAACCATTTACAGGAATTATAACTAATAAAATTGGATACGCTGCTAGATGTGAAACAAGAAAAAACGCACATTATTTAGATTACATACCATCAATTATATTTTCAAACAAATATGATTATAAACGAATGTTAGAAGGTTCAAATACAAATTCGGATTATCATAGGTTTATGGAATTTAATTATACATTCCATAATAAATTTTTTGAAAGTAATTTTCAAATATTTCATGGATGTTATACAAAAGAACCATTTGGTTATGCAATTTTTGATGCAGTTGATAATGGTAAAGTTCCAATTATACATACAGATTGGATGAAACATATTGATTACAAATATAGAGCAAAAACTAAAAAAGAATTCAATAAAATATATTTGCAAATATTGGAAGAAGATTTTACAAAAGTAAATTTAGAATTTTGCAAATTAAGAAAAGGTCTTACAAAATATACCAATAAACAAAAATGGGTTAAAAAAATAAAAGAAATAATATGAAAAAATTTGTAGGACAAGAGGGTTTATTTTACGCATTGTTTTCTGAAAATAATATAAAAATTTTAAAAAAATTTGATAATTTAAAATATTATGATATAAGGGAAACCAAACCATATATTATAGAATTAGAAATAAATGTAAATGATAAAATTGAATTAATACAACTTCATATATCATCTATGCCGAATTCTGCATTACAAGCAAATCCAACAACAAGATTAACTGATTTAGAATTTGATTTTTATATGAATCCTCCTGAAGATTCTATTGTTATTTATGATAGGTGGATATTTGAAAGGTATTTTGATTTTGTGTTTAAACAATATGGTATATCGGAGTTCAATAGATTGATAAATCGATATAAAGAAAGAAATGTAAAAGTAATTTTTAATTTTGCATTCTTTGAACCAAATGAATATGAAAGTTTAAATTATTTTTTAATAAAATACAACTACGGGTTTGATTGTATAAAAATTACAGATTACGAATTATTTAATGGTGATGATAATTTTATTTTTTCAAAAACTTTTAATGTATTTCACATAGTTGGAGATTTAATGAGTTTTCAGGTAAATGAAATGTTTAGAGATAATAATGTTAAAAGTATTCATAATTTATTTCCAATCGAAGAAATTTCAAACGCAGAAAAAATATACTCACATTTAACTTTAAAACCCAGACCACATAGAATGAATGTAATAAATAAATTATATGATTTGGATATAGTGGATTATGGTTATTGTACATTAAATAAATTGATGTATGATGAATATGAAGAAAGAAAAAATAAAGGATTTGTATATTCTACCGATAATTGTTTAATGCAAAGTAAGTGGTTATATGATTATTTTAAAAATATAGATTATAGAGGATATGAATATTATTCAAAAAAATTATCTGATACATTGGGTAAAGATTTTTGGTCTCATTTAAGACACTATTTAGAACATAAAGAATATAAAAAAAGTTATATAGATGTGGTAGGTGAAACGCATATTTTGTTTCATACAATGTTTTCATATTTTTCAGAAAAGTCTTATTATCCAATATTGACTGAAAAGTTTTTTATAATATATGGAGCAAATAGATTTTATGAAATGTTAGAAGAATTGGATTGTTATAATTCTTTAGACTTATTCGGATTAGATAATTCTTACTATAAAATAGAAAGTCCATATGAGCAAGGTGAAATTATAACTAAAAAATTAAAAGAATTAATAGACAAAATTAATTCGGGAGAATTTGATATCGAAGAATACTATAAGAAAAACAAATACAAATTAATTGATACAAAGCAAAAAATACTTTCTAAATTTACGGATGGTATGGTTGATGTAAAAAAGTTTATTTTTGAATAATGAAAAAAAGTATATTAGTAGTTGGATGTTCTTTTTCACATCATACGAATAATGAAAATGACATAAAAGAAAATAGTTGGGCAGATTGGATGCACGAAGAATTTGTAGATAATTTATATGTGTGTAATATAAGTTTACCAGGTGCAAGTAATGAATTGATAAAAAGAATGGTTACAAAAAAATCTATGGAGCAAAATTGGGATTACATTATCATTCAATGGAGTACGATAGATAGGTGGGATTATCCGATTGGATTGGAAGAACATCCAACTTTTGTAAGATATTGGCCAAATGGAAGTAATTTAGAAGGAAAGAATAAAAATTTTTATGAAAACTATTATTCGGTATATGGTGCTGTAATCGATACTTTAGAAAATATATTGTTTACTCAACAATTTTTAGATTCAGAAAATATTCCATATAGTATGATTACAATTGGTAATTTATTTACATTATCAACAACAATTCAACAAATAAAAAATTTGATGAATATGAGTGGTGATTACTATGGATTGCGTGAAAATGTTTTAGAAAAAATAGAAAGAATGCAAGATATATACAAAGATACCGATAGTGTTCCTGTATTGTTAAATAAAATAAATTATAACAAATTTATATTTACGGACGTTATTAAAACTCCATTTGGTGGTGGTATGTTGGAGTGGATATATTCTATAAAAAACGAATATCCTAAAAATAATTTTCATTTTAATGGAAAGCAGTCTTATGATTTTTTACATGAATTTATAAAACCAAAAATATTAATTCCAAATGGACTTATTTAATAAAGAATATATAAAACAATATTTAACAAATAATCATACATTCGATGAGAATAATGAAATGATTTTGGAGCCTGTAAAATATAGATGGGCGCATGGTGCAACTGATTTACATTTGGGCGATGGTCTTTTGATATACTCTTTCATTCAATTTATTAGAGCAAAGGTATGCGTTTGTATTGGGTCAGGAGGAGGATTTATTCCTAGACTTATGACACAAGCAAGAATGGATTTACACTCACAGGGAATATTTAAGGGTAATGGACAAAACGAATGGGGTGATATAGGTACGACTATAATAATAGATGCGGCAAATGGTGTTGGTGGATTTACCGATTGGACTGAGGAGAATAGTTTTTTAAGACAACATTTTCAACCACAAGTTATTTTAGAAACATCCGAAAGAGCCTTTTACGACTATTTTGTAAGACAGAATATTAAAATTGATTATCTGCATATTGACGGAGACCATTCATATGATGGAGTTAAAAAAGATTTTGAATTATATTCAACTATTATGTCAGAAAATGCAATTATAACAATTCACGACACAGACCAATTTTATCATGATACATTTTTAGTTACTGAAAATTCAAAGAAAGACTTTGTTGCATTTGATGGCCCGGCGAAATATTTAAAAGATTTAGAAAAAAATAGTGATTGGAATTTGGTAAATTTAAAAAATTTTCGTATGTTAGATGTAAATTCTTCAAGTACTGGTTTAGCAATGTTAACAAGAAAGCTTTAAAAAAATATGAATAAAAAAATAAGATTAGTTACAGTAACAGGAAGTAGAACAAACACTCTACCTCATATGTTATCTCATTATACTGAAATTGTTGATGAAATTTATGTAATAGTTTATGAATGGGAAAATTTTTCTACATATGATTTGGTACAAGAGATTGTTTCTAAATTTCCTAAAGCTAAAATTGTAAGAAGAGAAACAAAAGAAAAATTTAATTGGGAATATGTTACTCAATTATATAATGAAACTAAAATGTTACATCCTAATGATTGGTGGGTAGTTGCGGATGATGATGAGTTTCATATGTATTCAAAACCTATTGATAAAATAATAGAAGATTGTGAAGAGAATGGTTGGGAATTAGTTAGAGGTGGATTTATTGATAGAATTGGAATTGATGGAACCTTTCCTGAAATAAACGATAAGCAAGATATACTTAAACAATTCCCTTTAGCTGGATTTTTTAGATATCCTTTATCAGGAGCATGTCCAAATAAAGTTTGCGTAATGAAAGGTCATATTGAAATAACATCTGGTCAACATTATGCAAAAATAAATGGACAAACAACATGGAGATGGCAAGGTTGGAACCATCCGTTAATTGCACCTGTTGATGAATATAACGTACAGGTACATCATGTTAAATGGGATAGTACTTGTGTAGAAAGAATTAAAGCAGTAGCAGATATTAAGAAAGATTATTCGTATTCAGATGAATATCAAAAAATGTATGAGGCAATAAGAAGAAATAATTTCCAAATTGATGTAACTAATTCTGAGTTTATGTTTGAACAATGTGAGTGGTATTGGTACGAACAATGGGATAAATTATTGAAAATAATAATATCAATATAATTTGGTAATATCAGTAAAAAATTGTATATTTAAAAAAATAAGTTATTATGGCAAAAGCAACAAAAACAGAAACTCCGGCAAATAATCAAGATGAATTATTTTTATTAGAACAAAGAAAAGTAAAAGCATTGGAAAAGATTGCTAATTCGGTGGACGCACTTACTATTTGGTTTGAAGATATCGATAAAGAAGAATGGGGCCCAAGAATTCAATGGTATTTATCAGAATTTCATAAATTAGTTCCAAAAGAAGAAGAAACCCCAAATGCATAAACTTGGTGTAATCGTTCCATATAGAAATCGTTATGAACATCTTATTCAATTTCAAGAAAGTATAACTGAATATTTAAAATCTAAAAACATAGATTTTAAAATTATAATTGTTGAACAAGATGACGCTAAATTATTTAATCGTGGAATGCTATGCAATATTGGATTCATAGAAGCACAAAAAGAAAATTGTGATTATATAGTAATTCACGATATTGATATGATACCGGTTGATGTTGATTATTCGTATTCAAAAGTACCGGTTCATTTAGCAACCGATAATATTCCATTTGAATCCTACTTCGGTGGGATGACTTTATTTCCTACTAATCTATTTGAAAAAATAAATGGTTTTTCTAATTTATATTGGGGATGGGGGTTTGAAGATGATGATTTACGTTATAGGTGTATAAAAAATAATATACCATTTGCAAAACATATAATTGAAGATATAAGTAAAGAATCATTACCGATTTTTAATGGTGTAAATGCATATGCAATTGTTCCAAATATTATAAATTATAATAGAAATTTTAATATAGAAATTGATATAAATTTAGATAGAGTTGTATATGATGTAAATAAACAATTTGATATATTTCCAATACTAACAATAGCTGGATATGATTTAAAATTATTTTATAATTCTTTTAATAGATTTTATTTACAAATTTTTGACAAAGATGGAATATATTACGACGCACATTCGGATATAGTGGTAAAATCTCATAACAAAATAAAAATTAAATACAATAAAAAAGAAAAATCAATAGAATTTTCAGTAAACGAAAATGTATATAATATTAAACTTTTAAATTATATACATAATTATTCGGATACAAATTCAATTATTATTGGGTCGGATTCTAAATTAGAAAGTTTTTTTAAAGGAAGTATAAACGAAATGTTCGTAGAACAAAATGGAGATGTAAAAATAGATTACTATAATTATAACATAGAAAATTATACTCTAAATGATAAATCGGGTAATGATAATCATGGAGAATTTTTTAATGTATATTTAGACAAATTTAAACCATTTAAAAATTATTATTCTTATACACCATATAGACGGGAAAGTAAAATATTAAAATTAGAACATGATGATTGCGGATTCAATGGTGGTAGATGGCGTGATGATAATAGTAGATGGAATCAATTGAGATATAATAATGAAGTTCAAACCGGATATAGAGATGATATTGAAGATGGTTTAACAACCTGTTTAGATTATACTTTATACGGAAAAATTGAAGAAAATAATATAATACACTTAAATGTAGGTATATAATGAAATTAGGAGTATGCGTACCATATAGAAATAGAGAGGAACATATGAATATATTTGTTCCCCATGTTAGTAAATTCTTAGAAGAAAAAGGAATTGAACATACAATTTATTTAGCACACCAATGTGACGATAAACTTTTCAATAGAGGTTTAATGAAGAATATTGCCGCTAAACATGCATTCAATGACGGATGTGATTACATTGTATGGCATGATATTGATATGGTACCGGAAGATGATAGTTGTGATTATTCATTTCCGGAAGGAAACCCACAACATATTGCAGTTCGTATTTCTCAATCCGATTATCAATTAAAGTATGAAGAATACTTTGGTGGTGCTGTTATATTTTCAAAGGAACAAGTAGAAAAAACCAATGGTTACTCAAATGATTATTGGGATTGGGGTATGGAAGATGATGATTTATTTTGGAGATGTGTAATGGAAGGATATGCTGAAAAAACCAAATTAGATTTTAATGAAGAAAAATATGTTGCATATTTTAATGGTATAGATTCAAAAATTCAATTCAGACCATCAAGAGAGCAAAAGAGTTGTATATCGGAATCTCATACTGTTTCGATTTTAGTAAAAGCAGAACAACAAATTGAAAAAGTTCCTATTTGGTTAATCGGTGATACTAATAGACAATTTATGGAATACCCAATATTTAGAAAACCAGGATACGATTGGGGATTATCTTTTAATAATAGTAGAGCATATACAATGCAACTTTGGGATAGAATGAAAGGACATTTATATCAATGGATTAAAAGATATGAAAATCAATGGAGTTGGATTACAATGGCAGTAGATGCGGAAAACCAAAAAATACATTTCTACTTAAATGGTAGAGAAAGTGATGCAAGATTAGGAACAGGAACACAATCACCACTATCATATACAGAACCACTTAAAAGATATGGTATGGAACCATTTTATGTGGGATATTCAAAATCACCTGTTGAGTCTTTTTTCAAAGGTGGTGTTGCAAGTATACAAATGTGGGATAGGTGTTTAACTCCAAAAGAAATTAAAAACATACATAAAGAAACTCCTGAAGATAATTTAGTATTAGATATTTTTACTATGAATTTAGAATTTGGTGATTTTGAAAATGTAGAATTAAAAAAAGAAAAAATAGAAATACCACACACCATATTACCATTTCGAAGAGATGGTAAATTTAGATGTTTACCTCACCAAACGGAAGGATTGATAAATGAAGGTGGTATAGATAAGTGGGCAAAGGGTGAAACTACTGCGAGAAATGAAAGAAGATATATTTTAAAAATGCAACAAGGTGAAATTGATTATAAGAATGATGGTATAAATAATATGAATTACGAACTTTTATCAATTGATACTATTTATAACAGACACAAAATGATTAATGTAAAAACAAAAAGTTATGAGTGATAAAAAATTTGAAAATCCAATTTATCTAAATGTCAAAGAAGAATTAGATTCGATTGGTAAGGGAATGTGTTTGGCCAAATGGACACAAGTAACTTTGCAATTACAAAGTGGACATAATCATAGTTGTCATCACCCAAAAACTCATAAAATTTCCCAAACAGAAATAGCTAGGAATCCATCTGCACTACACAATAGTAGATACAAAAAATTACGCAGAAAGGAAATGTTACAGGGTGCAAGGCCTGAAGAGTGTGATTATTGTTGGAATGTGGAAGATAATTCCGATAGATTTAGTGATAGAATATTTAAATCAGGTGAAAGTTGGTCATATCCATTTAAAGAAGAAATTTTCAATTCAGATTGGAGAGAAGATTATAATCCAAAATATGTAGAAGTTGCATTTAGTAATGCTTGTAATTTTAAATGTTCATATTGTGGGCCCGCATATAGTTCTAAGTGGATGGAAGAAATTGATAAATTTGGTGCATATCCAACTTTAGATAGTTTTAATTCCACCGATTGGTTAAAAACCGAAGATAAGAATCCAATACCACATAGAGAACATAATCCATATGTAGAAGCATTTTGGAAATGGTGGCCTGAATTGTATAGAGATTTGCATACATTTAGAATTACCGGCGGTGAACCTTTAATGTCAAAAGATACTTGGGGAGTTTTGGATTATATAATAGAACATCCAAATCCAAATAGAGAATTAAAACTAGCAATCAATTCAAATTTGGGTGTACCTGACAATTTAGTTGATAAGTTTATTGAAAAAATAAGAAGAATTGAAGATGAAGGTAGAGTTAAAGAAATTGTAATATTTACTTCAACCGATACTTGGGGTAAGCAAGCCGAATATATTAGAACTGGATTAGAATTTAATCGTTTTTGGAATAATGTAAATAAAATATTAACATTATGTCCTAGAGTTGTAGTTACATTTATGGCAACATACAACGCATTGTCGGTATTTAATTATGATAAACTAATTCACAATGTATACGGTTTAAAAACCGAATATGCATCAACAGATAGATATTGGAATTCGGCCGTATTTTTGGATTCATCTTATTTAAGACACCCTCAACACCAAACGGTTCAAATTTTACCATATAACTTTTCAAATAATATTTTAAATCAAACCAAATTGATAACATATTATGCATCACCTTCATTTGACCACACTCATATAGGATACGCAGATGTTGAAGTTCAAAAAGTAAAAAGAATTTATGATTGGATGGTAGCACCACAAGATACACAACAACAAATGAAAAATAGATATAATTTTTATAAATATTTTTCAGAACATGATAAGAGAAGAGGAACGGATTTTGTGTCCACTTTCCCAGAATTAGAAGAATTTTATAACTTTTGTTCAACTATAAAAATATGAGTTTAAGAATAAATAAAGATAATATATTTTGTATATTACCTGAGGACAGATATTCCGTTTCTAAAAAAATAGATGGATATATGTCCGATGATTTTACATTATATGTAAATGTAAAAATTAATCATAAAGAATTTGAAAACGATAAAGAGTATTATATTTTTGCAAGAAATGGAATGCATTCCGGATTAAGTATATATAAAGATTTAGATGGTTTTTTACATATAGTATATAGTTGGTGGATAATAGATGAAAATGGTGAAAACCAATATAAAAGCATATCACACAAAATTGAAGAAGATACGATAGATAATTTTCAAGAAATACTAATGATTTGCGATGAAACGGAAAAAGAAATTTATTGTTACTTAAATGGTAAATATATAGATACCATATATTACAAAAAATGTGAGAGACATAAATATGAAAATACATTTTATTGGTTCGGATGTGGTTCTATGATGTCTCCAGAAGAACACAGACACATTGGTGATTTCGATTATCAATTATCATTTTTATTAAATAAAAAAATAGACATAAGTAAAGTTAATGATATTTTTGAAAATTATAAAAAATTATACACAATTGAAATGTTTGATAATGTAAGGAAGTTAAAAGATGATTTTGAACTAAAAGATAATTTTGCATTTTTTTGTGATTTTGAAAATCATACTAAATACAAAATTTGGGATATGACATTTAGTGGTAATTATCCACAAATTTATATAGAAGATAATATTTATTTTTAAACAAAAGTTATGAAAATACTCATCACAGGTGGTGCCGGTTATTTGGGTTCGGTAATTACTGAAACAATGTTAAATGTTGGATATGAGGTTATTGTATTAGATAAACTAATATTTAATCAAACATCTTTATTATCGTATACGCATAATCCTAAATTTAAATTTATTCATGGAGATGTTCGTAATGAAAGATTATTAGAAAAACTTTGCAATGAGGTCGATGTAATAATACCACTTGCAGCAATAGTAGGATTTCCTGCATGTGCAGCAGACCCAAAACTAGCAAAAGAAATTAATTTTGACCAAATCGTAAATATTGTTAGATTTACAAATGGTAAAGGAAAAAAGATTTTATATCCAAATACAAATAGTGGATATGGATTGGGTATAGGTCAATTGGAATGCACGGAAGAATCCCCACTCACACCAATATCAGTTTATGGACAAACAAAATGTGATGCAGAAAACTTTTTAAGAAATTGTACAGACGCAATTACATTTAGATTAGCAACGGTGTTTGGTGTGTCCAATAGAATGAGAACGGATTTACTGGTAAATGATTTCACATACAAAGCAATTACTGACAAATATATTGTGGTATTTGAAAAAACATTTAAAAGAAATTTTATTCATATTAGAGACGTTGCCGCTGCATTTTTATTTATGTTACAAAATTATGACAAATATAAAAATGAAATTTTCAACATTGGATTGAGTGACGCAAATCTTTCAAAGCAAGAGTTATTAGAAAAAATACAAACTCATGTAAAAGATTTCGCAGTAGTATATGATGATTATTATGAAGACCCAGATAAAAGAAACTATATAGTATCCAATGAAAAAATAGAATCAACTGGTTGGAAACCTGAGTGGGATTTGGATAGAGGAATAGAAGAATTAATTCAAGCATATCAAATGATAGTTCCAAAAATGGGTGCAGAATTTAGAAATGGTTTTCCTTTAGGTTACGCAAATCAAACATAATATGAGTAGTAAATGGGATGAGTTTCAAATTACTCCATCAAAAAAATTTGGTATAGAAGTACCACAATTTCAACCATCTGTGTTTAGAGAATATAGAGGTGAAATATTTACAACCTTTCATTCAAAAGAACATCCTGTAATGAATTATGTGAGCGACGGGTGTGAAATACATGGTAGATTTTCTCGTTCATACAAAGGTGTGCTGAGAGGATTACATTGGGATAAAAAGACATGGAAGTTGGTACAGGCGGCTGTTGGTGATATCTACTTAGTTGTTTTAGATGTAAGACCAACATCCAACACATATGGTGAATGGGAAAGTTATATTATAAGTGAGAGATTGAGAAACCAAGTTTTAATTCCGCCAGGATTTGCAAACGGGCATTACGCATTAACCGATTGTATGTTTCACTATAACTTATTCTACAAAGATGGTTATGTAGATGCAGATGAGCAGGGAGTTGTTAAGTGGAATGACCCAGAATATCAAATGGAATGGCCAACCGATAAACCAATATTACAAAAAAGAGACAGATAATGATACAAAATTTAGAGCAATATCCAATAGTAAGAAATCAAATAGAAATTGGATGGACACCGGAAAAACTAATTAGATTTGAACAAAATATTGTTAATCTATGGGAGAGTGGTAAGATTAGAGGCCCTATACATCTATCAAATGGAAATGAAGAACAGCTGATTGAAATATTCAAAAGAGTTAAAGAAACCGATTGGGTATTTAGTACGTGGCGTTCTCATTACCATTGGTTATTAAAAGGTATTTCAGCAGATTATGCGGAGGGTTTAATATTGGATGGTAAATCTATAACTCTCTGTGATATCGACTCAAAATTCTATGCTTCTGCCATTGTGGGAGGTACTCTATCAATTGCATTGGGAGTTGCAATGGGAATAAAAGAAAGAGGTAGTGATGAAAAAGTATTTGTATTCATAGGTGATATGTCATTTGAAAGTGGTATATTCTATGAAGTCCATAAATACGCTAGAAACTTTGATTTACCGATTGTATTTGTTGTAGAAGATAATAATGTTTCAACTTACACACCAACCGAAGCAACTTGGAATAAAAAAAGAGAAATTCCATCCGATGTGATTCATTACACTTATAAATCAAAATTCCCGCATTACGGAAGTGGTAAGTGGGTAGTATTTTAGTATGTTATATAATGAAGAATTGCATAATTTTGATAAGTTTGTCAAAGATTGGAACTTAAAAACTGAATATGTTTTATTTGGTGCAAGTAAAGAGTGTATACAATTTATTAGAAGTATTGACCATTTAATGGGTGAGGGTGTATTAAAAATAAAATACATAGTAGACCATGATATAAAAAATACAGAAACGATAAATAATATAAATGAAATTAGTTCAGCATATCATCAATCAAAATATATTAAGACAAATAGAAAAGATTTAAAATTAATTCACATAGATGATTTTGAATTTGATAAAAATACACAAGTGATAATTACGAGTGATGTATTTAAACAAAAATATAAATCTTTTTTAGAAGAAAAAAATATAAAATGGACTTGGTATAAACATATAGTTTCTATATGGCCATACAAACATAAAAATAAAGTTCACATTTATCAAACGGATGTGTTAGTTACCGAAAAGTGTACATTGAATTGTTCTCATTGTAATATGTTTATGCCACATTTTGAGGCACCAATACATAGAGAATTGGATACGATAATTTACGACATAGATTCTTTTTTTGGTGTAGTAGATTATGTAAGCGTTTTCCATTTAGTTGGTGGTGAACCATTCTTATATCCAAACATAGAAGGTGTTGTTAGACATATAATTGATAACTATATTGATAGAATTGATAAGTTAATCATTACTACAAATGGTACAATTTTACCAAAACAAAGTATGATTGACGTTCTAAAAACAAATCCCATTATTTTAAGTGTAAGTGATTATACTGACAAATTAGAAAATATAAAAAAGAAAGTAGTTAAAGTATTAGATGCATACAAAGAAAACAATATTAACCACTATGTTAGAAATGAAATTGAATGGTATGATTTTGGTGATTTGAGAATAAAGGTGGGTAGAACAACCGATGAATTAATAAATCACTTTGACAAATGTACTGCACCATTTAGAGGATTGAATGATGGTAAATTTTACTATTGCCACCTAAACACATCGGCCGTTAGAACGAAACTATTTCCACTAAATGAAAATGATTATTTAGACATCCATACGATTTCAAAAGAAGAATTATTAAAATTTGATTTAGGTTATACTGATTTGGGATATATTACATTTTGTGACAATTGTAATGGATGTAATACGGGAATTAAAATACCTGTTAGTTATGAAAAACAAGGATTAAGAGATTTATGAAAGTAATAATAGACATAGATAATACATTGTCAAATGCAAATGAAAGATTTGAATTGGCAAAAAAAGAAAATGGAAAAATTGATTGGGATTTTGTGCACGAATTTAAAAATATTATATCCGATAAACCAAATTTACCAATGATAGATTTGGCAAAAACATATAAGGAAAATAATTTTGAAGTTATCATATTAACAGGAAGGCCGGAATCAACTAGAAAAGCAACCGAATTGTGGTTAGAAAAATATAATGTAAAATACGATAAATTATATATGAGAAGTTGGGAAGATAATTTTTTAAAAGCACCACTATTCAAAAGAAAAATATACGAAACCGAAATAAAAGAAAATGTATTTTGTGCATACGATGATGAACAAAACATAATCGATATGTGGGTTGAGATGGGTGTACCATGTTTTAAAGTATTTGTTATTTAATGAATTCAATAGACCATTATACTAAATTATTACTAAAAAATAAAGATTTACAAAACCCAAAATCATTCGAAGAATTGGGTTATATTTTTTTAGGCCCCTTATTATTTAATTTTTTTATTTGGTTGAAATCTGAAATAGAATCCGATGAATTAATTTTATTTAATTCTAGAGAAGGATATTTTTTAAAAGAAATATACGAGATTTTTAAAAATAAATACAATTTATCGGATAGTGTTTATTTTAAAACTTCAAGAAAACTTTCAACCATTGTATCTATTTTTGAAGAAAGTGATGTATATAGAACATTTGAATTGCATAGGTATTCCGGTAAAATATCAAATTTATTAAATGATAGATTTGGTATTAAATCGAATGAAAATTATCAAATAGATACTACATTAGAGATTCCAAATTTAAACAAATATATTGGTGATATTTTAACCAATGCACAAAGAGTTAGATTAAATTATGGTAAATATATTAAAAACATAATCGGAGATAAAAAGAAAGTAGTAATGATAGATAGTGGATATCAGGGTACAACTCAATATAATATTCAAAAAGCCTTTGATTTACAATTAAAAGGCAGATATATCAATTACAAAGGAAATAAAAATTTAAAAGATGTAAAAGGTTTATATGATTTTTACAAAACAAATTTTCAAAAAAATATAATATTCTTTGAATCCATTTTTACCGATAAAGTTGGGTCTTATGTAGACATAATTGATGATAGATTTATAAATGAAAATATAGATTCATCGATTCAATATTTTGAAGAAAAAACGAAAATAATAAATGGTATTAAACAATTTGTAATAGAAATGTTAGAAACTAATTTTGATGAAAAAACTACATCATATGAATACGCAGACCATCTTTTCGATTTAATGTGCACAAACGATTATATAAAAAACGAAAAATTATTTGATATTTTTTTTCACGATAATTATTATGTAAGAGACAATTCTAAAAAAATAATTAGAAAATAAGGTTATGGAAGAAATGAACGGTTCAAAATTTAAAATAATATATACCGACTGGTTTATTCAAAATGGTGAAAGAAAACCATTTGGAAATGGTATACACCCGGCAATCAAAAACTTTATACAACACATTTATAAAAATAATCTTAATATTGATTTTTATAAAATACTACAATATGGTGAGGGTGAAAAGGGAATAAAATTTGACCATTCCGAATTAATAAATTATTTCAATAGAAATTTTCCAAATAATATAATATCATTAAATCAAATAAGTAATGATAATGATTTTATTTACATATATCCATTAGAAATCAAAGATACATTGGGTGCATTAAATAATCACAATGGATTTGAATTAAATGGTGAAACACATAAATGGTATTTGAGAGATATAATACCTGCTGATTTAATAGAATACATCAAAACTGGTAAAGTAAAAATACTAATTAGTTTAATGCACGACCCATTATATGATGATTACAATATTCGTCAATTTGAATTACAAATGAATAAATTGGGAATAGATGGTTCTAATATAATTTTTTTAGGGGGAAGTAATTTCCAGGAGTATTATGAAAAACATACCGAAAGTAAAGTAAAAATATATAACGGCCACCTCTTTATTAAAGGATATGCCGATATGATGAAATCATTTCCAACGATTGGTAATTTAGGATATATGTGTGAATTGGTTGAAGAAACGGATTTAAATGAAAATAAAATAAGACCACATAAGTTTTTATGTAATAATAAAACTATGACGAAAGAACACAGAGCATCTATGGCGTATTTTGCAATAAAATATAATTTACTAATTGATGGTAAGTTTTCATTTATACAAAAAATTGATAAAAATATTCTACATTCACATATATCAAAACTGATAGAAAAACCAAATCAAGAATATATAAAAAAAATAGAATCAATTTTACCATATGAATTAGACACACATAAACTCTCTCAATTAGAAAAAACTAATTTCGGTGCAACCAATAATAAAAAAGATTGGTATTCGGAAACATATGTAAATTTAGTAACCGAAACTTTCTTTGGTAGAAACGTATTCCTATCAGAAAAAATATTTAAACCACTTTCAAATCTACAACCATTTGTAGTATTAGGTGATTATGGAACATTAAGAGAATTAAAAAGATTAGGATTTAAAACATTTGAACCATTTATAAATGAGAGTTACGATTTGGAAATAGACCCGAAAGCTAGAATATCAAAGATAGAAAAAGAAATTGAAAAATTAAAAAATAAATCAATTGAAGAAATACATGAATGGTATTATTCTATAAAAGATATATTATTACACAATCAAAAACATATGTATTCATTTGAAAGTTATGAATGCTTTGAAGAAATATTCGAAAAAATTAAATTAGATTACGAAAAACAAACAACATGGAATTTACAGGAAAAAAAGTTATTGTAACCGGAGCAAACGGATTAGTTGGACTACCGGCAGTTAAAAAATGTTTAGATGAGGGTGCATATATGGTTTATGCGGTTGATTTAAATATTGGAGACAATTTAAAATTTTTACAATCAATGTATGGTGGAGATAGATTGGTATTGGTTAAAACGGATTTAACATATCTTTCTCATTGTGAAAATTTATTTAAAGAAGAAAAAATAGATATAGTTTTACATATTGCGGGTGTGAAAGGTTCACCGGCCCGTTCATCAACACAACCCGCCGATTACTTATTTCCTATGTTGATGTTTAATACCAATATGATTAAGGCATCTTTTGATGCAAAAGTAGATTGGTTTGTATATCTTTCATCGGTTGGTGTTTACAAACCTTCGGAAATAATGAATGAAGAAGATATTTGGTCACAAGAAGAAACTTGGGCATCAACTCCATCTCGTTTAGATTGGCATCCAGGTTGGACAAAAAGAATGGGTGAGTTAACATTAGACGCATTAAGAGTTCAATATGGTTGGAAGAATTGGACGGTTATAAGACCTTCAAACATTTATGGTATCAATGATAATTTTGCACAAGATGCGACTGTAATATCTTCTAATATTTGGAAATTATTCAATGTAGAAGGTGATGATATGGTATGTTGGGGTAATGGTTCTTCTCGTAGAGATTTTGTATTTGGAGACGATGTTGCACAGGCATCCATTGATGTGGTTAAAAAAGAAGTTAGTGATATTATTAACTTTGGATGTGCAGAAGCAGTAACAATTAAAGAAACAATTGAAACCATTGTAGAATGTTATACGGAAATAACAGGTAAAACTAAAAATATTGTTTGGGATGAAACAAAAACAAACGGAGACCCAATCAGATGTTTAGGTTCTAAAAAACAAAAACAATATGATATTTTACCACAAACCAGTTTGAAAGAAGGAATTAAAAAATCAATATTGGAATATAAAAGTAGATTGTAATGAAACTATTTACTATTGGATGTTCATTTACAGAAGGACAGGGATTAAAAAGACAATCATTTGAATGTTATCCACACCTTCTTGCTGAAAAATTAGAATTAGAGTATTTTAATTTCGGTGCATGTGGTATGTCCAATGATTACATATTCAGAAAAGTTTTTGAATTAATAAATTCCAATACATTAACAAAAAATGATATATTGATAATACAATGGACTCATTATTTAAGAAAAGAATTACCAATATCACATGATAAATATCAATGGTATCATGTAGTTCCAAATTCATTTCATGCATACGATGATAAAGTGATAATTGAAAGATTTAATGGTAAAAGTGTTCAAAATATGTATGTTGATGGTGAATTATCGGAATCGCGTTTAATTGAAAAAGAAGAATTGAAATCCAACAATCAACCTTTACTAGAAAATTATATTTTACATTTTTTAAATGAAACATATCAAAAAAATACTACTAAAAATTATATAAATGCATTATACACTTATTTGGAGTATTTTGGATATAAGCATATACATTTTTTTGGATGGGATAAATGTGTAGTCGAATCTATTCATAATGATAGAGAAAATTTTTTAAAAGAATCATTTGGTGGGTATACCAAAACAAAAGGAAATGACCATCCAAATAAAAGAGGCCATACATTGTGGTCTGATTTTTTATATGAAAAAATAAAAGAATTAAAATATAATAGTGTATTTGAAATACAATTAAAAAATTATAGAAACAATTTGCATAAATTAAAAATGGAAATTGAAAAGGATATTGAATATACTAATAATAAAATTATAGAAGAAAATAGAACAGACATAGAAAGTAAGATACAAAAAATCAGAAAAGAGAAAGAAAAAGAACTACAAAAGCAAATTGAAGAAGATACAAAAAGATTGGAAGCATTGAAGGAAGAAATAAAAATTCAGATGCAAATAGAAGAAGAAAAATTAAAATCAATAAAAAAATTAAAAAAATTAATTTAAATGAAACACATAGTAGTATCTGGATGTTCATTCACCAATAATTTTAGAATTAATGTTGGTGATGAAAGAAGATGGGAAAACGACCCAGTTGAAGATTGGACTTGGGCAAATTGGTTACAAGAATATCTAAAAGATACTCATACTTTGCATAATTATGGTGCAATAACACATGATAATAAAAGTATTGTTCGTTCTATAATATATAAAGTAAATGATTTATTGAAAAGTGGTGTATCTCCGGATGATATAATTGTTATTGCACAATTTACAACATTAATAAGAAATTCTTTTTTTATTACACCTGAAAAATATCATCCAATAAATCCAAAAATTAGATACGAAAGAAACAACGAAAGCTGGGCTCACACTACCGATTATTTAATTACGGGTAAAGATAAGACTTCACCATATGAACATGGATACTTTCACCTAACCGGTGGATATAATCCAACAAACAATCCAATCAATGTAGACCCAGTAGTATTTCAATGGTTAGATGGTGTAATGACTTATACAGAGAGATACTTTGAATGGTTTGAATATATTACAATGCTTTTAAATTTTTTAGAAGTAAATGGTATAACTAAAATTAAGTTCTTCAATATGAGTAATAATTTTAGTAAAAAATATTTGAGTGAAGGAAAAACACCACCATATTATCATACCTCAAAAGAAAAATCAATATACGAATGTATTATAGAAAATAAAGATATTTGTGATACGTGGGAACAAAAAGAATTAGAATTTGATAATTCGTATGTTAAATCATATGCAGACCAAATTGATTTTAAAAAATATTTTTGGTATTTTGAAGAAAATTCATTACATTTGTTTGGTGGTTTAATTGAATGGAGTATTAGAAATTTTGACTATAATATGCAAGGTGATTTACCAAAAGTATTATGGAGAGAAATGAATGGTATGAATTTAGATGAACAAAAGAAATATTTAGAAAGAAGTTGGTATGGTCACACATCATCCATATTAACCAAAAAATTTGTTGAAGATGTGGTATTTAATTGGGATATTTTAAAATAAATTATATGAAAAAAACAGACAAAATTTTAGTTACAGGTGCAAGTGGATTTATCGGTTCACATTTATTAAGATTACTATACGAAAAAGGATATAGAAATTTACGTTCAACATCATTTAGTAGAGATTTAAGAAACGATTTTGAAGGAACATCGGAAGTAGAACATATTAAAGGTGATTTACAAACCGCAGAGTTTTGTGAATTAATTAGTAAAGATGTAGACGTTGTATTTCATTGTGCAGCTAATACATCAAATGCATTGGATACCAAATTTAATCCACTATTACACGTTACTCCAAATGTGGAAATGAATGTAAACTTAATGGAACAAAGTTGGAAAAACAAAGTTAGAAAGTTTTTATTCATATCATCTAATACAACTTATCCTGATATGGGAAGTGAGTTTTGTACCGAAGATATTAATGTTCATGCTACCCCAATGTTACCAGTTTATAAAGCAGTTGGTGGCATGAAGAGATATGGTGAAATGTTATGTGATTTTTTCTCTAATCAAATTCACAATCCAATGCAGTGTTTAATTGTTAGACCTTCAAACGCATTCGGCCCTAATGATAAATTTGATTTTGAAAAATGTCATGTTACCCCTGCAAATATTCGTAAAGTAGCAGATGGTTTAAATCCAATCCCAGTTTGGGGTGATGGTACGGAAGTAAGAGATTTACTACACGTTGAAGATATGGCTGATGGGTTTATATTTGTAGCAGAAAATAATGATACATATGACATCTTTAATGTGTGTTATGGTGAAGGGTTTACAGTAAACGAAACACTTGCAACGATTAAAGAATTGGATAACAATACAAATCCAATCGAATATGTGAATAATAAAGCACCAATGATTCCTATTAGATTATTATCTTCTAAAAAGATTAATGATTTAGGATGGAAACCAAAGAGAAATTTAAAAGAAGCTCTTAAAGAAACAATTGAGTGGTATAAAGCAAATAAACATTTATATAATCCAAATTCAAGACCATAATGAGTACACCACAAATGTCACCATATAAAGATGAACTAACTAAAGCAATGACATTTCTTGCTGAAAAAGAAGATACAATCTTTATTGGCCAACAAATAGTTTATGCGGGAAATCCAATGAGTACAACTTTAACAAATGTACCAAAGGAAAAAATGATTGAAGTTCCTGTTATGGAAGAAACACAAATGGGAATGAGTTTGGGATTGGCAATGATGGGTAAGAGTGTAATTTCATTTTACCCAAGATGGGACTTTTTAGTCTCAGCTGCAAATCAATTAATTAATCATTTGGATAAATTTGAACATATGACTGATAAAAAAGTCAATGTGATTATAAGAGTTGGTGTTGGTAGTAGAGACCCATTAGACCCAGGAATTCAACATAGAAACGACTATACTAAAGAATTCAAATCTATATTACAATTTACAAAAGTGTGGGAATTAAAAAAATCAGAAGATATTTATGATGTATACACCAATGCATATAATGAAGGTGGTGTTCATATTATAGTTGAATGGCCTGAATTGTATTATAAAAATTAATTATTATGAAAAAATTACCAATCATTTCTATTTTTGTAAAATGGTACGAAAATTATAGAATGAAAAAAAAACTCAAAAAAAAGTTAGAAGAACTTAAAAAAAGAGACCCGTTTATATATAAAAATTTTTAAATGAGAAAAGTAATATTTGGATATGATGTAATGACATATAATGGTGAACAACCCAATTGCATGAATCCAAAATTTTTAAGTACAATACATCAAGCTTCTGATTTCTTTTTTTCCGATTCATTGGAATATTTTGCAAAAAGATGGAATAATAGTTGGGTATTATATAATAGTAATATGTATAATAACTTTGTTCATAAAAAATCAATTTATGAAATAAAGGAAGATAGAAAGAATAATATAAATTATGAATGGTTTTATCCGATAGAACCATTTGCAAGTTTAGAAAATTTTTTTGGAAATGATAATTTTTATAATGAATTTTCTTTAGAAAATATTTCAAAAGTTGCATTAGATGAGATAGTTAGTGGAAATGGAAAATTACTTATTAATTATGTTATAGATGGTGGTACTGCATTTAGAGTTGAAAATTTTGAAAAACTAATAAAATTTACAAGAGAAAATAATATAGATGACGAAAAAGTTTATTTTGTATTTGCAGATTTTAAGTTAAAAGAAAATTTAGAAAAATTAGGAGCAAATTATAAAGTAATTGATTATAGTTATAATATGATTGGTAAAGCTCAAGAATTTTATAATACAATAAATAATCCAAATTTTTCATATTGGGGTGAAGATTCATATGAACCACAATTTGGTATAGTGAAGCAAAAACCAACATCGATAGTAACATCCGAAGAATTTCTACAAAGTATTGGAAACGAAAGAAAAGATTTTTTATTACTAAATAGACATTGGAAATTACATAGATTACTTTTATTAAGTCAATTAAAGAAATTAGGATTTGAAAATAGTTTAGTTTCATGGGACAATAAATTTTCATATCAATTAAATAAAAATGAATTTTTAATGTATGATAATGATGAGGAGTTTTTGAAATTAATTACAGAAACTTCTTCATTATTAGACATAGAAGATTTAACAAAAATTGCAGGATTTGGATTTGAAAATAAAGACATATATTTAAACACATATGTCAGTATAGTTACCGAATCCGTTTTCTTTCAAGAAGATGTAAATTTTCCAAGCGGATATTTGTCAGAAAAAATATGGAAACCAGTTGGACATTGTCAACCATTTATATTGGCAGGCCCTTCAAAATCATTAAAACATATTAGAGAAAGATTTGGATATAAAACCTTTCATCCATATATTGACGAAAGTTATGATATGGAATTGGATGATATGAAACGATTAGAAATGATTAAAATTGAAATTGAAAAATTTTCAAAAAAATCTAAAGAAGAAAAAGACCAATTTTTAAATGATGTTAAAGATATATGTATATATAATCAAAATTTGTTTTTAGAATACGCCGTAAATAGTTGGAATAATGATTTTACGAATAAAGAAATGACAATAATCCTAAATTTCCTCTCAGATAGTAAAAAGAGTTTAATTTAAGATATTTATACATATGAATTTAAACGAAGTAAATAAACCAATTATAGAAGGTGAAGTTGTTGTATACGCTGGTAGATTTCAACCATTCCATAGAGGACACCACGATGCATATCAAAGATTAGTAGATAAATTTGGTTCTGCAAATGTTTATATTGCAACATCAAACGATACATCATCCGATAAGTCTCCTTTTTCATTTAAAGAAAAGAAAGAAATTGCAACCAAAATGTTTGGAGTTCCTTCTTCTAAATTTGTAAAAGTAAACAATCCATATAGACCTGTTGAAATATTAAAACAATATGATGGCCAAACTATTGCATATATTGCTGCAGTAGGTGAAAAGGATGCATCGAGATTACAAGGTAAATATTTCAAACCATATAGAGGTAAAGCCGGATATGGTTATGATGAAATTGGTTATACATATCCAATCCCTGCAGAAGCAAATCCAATTAGTGGTACCGATGTAAGAAATGGACTGGGAAGTAATGATAAAGAAAAAGCTAAAAAGTTCTTTCTTAAAGCATATCCAAAATTCGATAAAGATATTTTCAAAATGATAACAACCAAATTAAATGAAGGATTTCCAGGAGGAATAGGAGTTGGATTGAATTTACCTGGAGGATACATAAATGGTGCACCAAGCGGTTCGGTAACGGAATTGGTTAGTGCATATGAATTAAACCCATATGACCCAATTGCAGAATTGTTAAATCAAGTAGTTACGGAAGAATTATTTCAAGAATTTACTAAACAATATTTTGCAGAAGAATCTAATGCAAAAAAGATGGGGTTGGTACATTTGGGTGGTGGATATTATGCAAAAAGCAAAGACCAACCAGCAACTCATAAATCGGATGGTGATGATATAAGAGCATTGACACCCGCAGAAGCGGAAGCAGAAAAACAAAAAAAGATGGCAAAGGGCCCATCGGATGCACCTGTAAATGAACCCAAACCATCTCAACCTGGTCAACCAGTTAATAAAGGAGCAACCACACAGGGTAAAATAGATACTGCAAAAGGAAAATCTACACAAAATAAATCCGGAGAGGAAACACAACAAATACCACCGGAACAAAAATTGAGCGGAACAGAATTAAAATCATCTGCAGAAATGTCCCCTGAAGATAAAAAAATTGCACAAACTAAAGAGGCATTAGACAAAGCTAGAAAAGAAATGTCTCCGGAAGATAATGATATCATAGATTCCCATAATAATCCTCAATCACCCGAAAGAAAGGGTATGATTGACAATGTAGTTAATGGTGTTAAAAACTTCGGCAAAGGTTTAAAAAATTGGTTCGTACATAAAAAAGAAATGGTTGGAGGAACTATGGATGGTTTGACATCAATTGCAACTACTGGTAAAATTGGTAGTGTAAAAGATAAAGATGGAAAACGTAGACATTGGAGTGAATTTGCAGAAGTTGGTCGTGGTGGTAATCCAGAATACGAATATGTTGAAACCGATGAAGTAGATTCACATGGTAAACCAACTGGTAATAAGGTGGGAGAACATAGACCAAAAGTATCACAATACGCATCAGATGAAGAAAAACAATTGTTTGAAGCTTCTTGGAAAGAAAGCAAAAAACAAAAAAAAGATATGACCCATTTTGCAATTGATATGGGATTAATATTGGGTTCTATGGCATTGGGTGGTGCAGGTGTTGGAGCAATTAAAGCGGCTGCAGCGGGGGCAGGTGCATCTAGTGTCGGAGCAGCCGCAGCAGCCGGTGGAGCCGGTGCGTTTACACACGGAGCAGCCGGATTCGGCGTTCATCTTGCTAAAGATATTGCAAAACATGCATCTCTTGAAGCAATGGGAATGGGTGCAGGACAAGCTGCAGGAGTTGGTGCAGGTTTATCAACTGCAACATTGGGTTTATTAGAGATTCTTAAAGAAGGAAATGAGCCAAATAATAATAGTAAATTTGCTTCTAAATTTATTGGAAAAGTAATCGAAAAGATGAAAACCTATAAATTATCAGACGAACAACTTCTCAAATCAATAGAAAGTTATAAAAAGAATAAACCAAAGAGTGATGCAGCGGATTTGATAAAAGAAAATATTTCCGAATCAAAACAACAATCAATTCAACACTTTGTAGAATTTGCAACCAAAAGATTAAAATTAAAAGAAAATCCAAAGATAAGTTTAGTAGCTGGTAAAGAATATGGTAATGTAAAATCTTCATTAGGTGGATTTGACCCAATTACAAAAGAAATATATGTAGCAACGGAAAATAGATTGACTGCGGATATTTTAAGAACTATTGCACATGAGATGGTTCATAGGAAACAAGATGAGATGGGATTGGTTAGAAACCCAATGAAAGATGGTGCAGATGGTTCTCCAATTGAAAACCAAGCACATGCTGTTGCGGGAATCTTAATGAGGGAGTATGGTAGAATCAACAAACAAATTTATAATGAAGATGTTAGTGTTGATGTTGATAAAGGTGATGAAGTTTTAATGGGTAAATTTAAAAACAAAAAAGTTACGATTAAAGACATTGGAAAAGACTCTTATGGGATGCCAACTATAAATGGTAAACAGGCAACTACATTTAGAAAAATAGATGAAATGGGTAATAAAGATGTCCATTTTATGAATATCATAAAATTATATAGAAATGCAACCTTTAGAAAAAGAATAAATGTATATCTTTTTGGTAGAGCAAATATGCCAGCAAATCCAAACGCAGTTGCAAGAGCACTTCGTAATATGGGGTATGATGAAATAACCCAAATGGAAAAGGAGTTAAATATTCAACCCAACTTAAATGAAAATTTATTATTAGAAGGTGGTGCATACGGACATATGTCTCATCCATTTGATGATATGGATTTGACTTTTGGTGATTTAAAAAATATAATTACAAAAGCACTTAATGGAGAACTGGGAGTAGTTAGAGAAAAAACAGATGGACAAGCTTTAGCAATAAGTTGGAAAAATGGTAGATTAATTGCGGCAAGAAACAAAGGACACTTACAAAATGCAGGAGCAAATGCATTGGGAATTGAAGGTGTTGCATCTAAATTTGCCGGAAGAGGTGGATTAACAGATGCATACAACTACGCAATGAAAGATTTATCAGCAGCAATATCATCTTTATCTCAAAAACAAAGAGAAAAGATTTTTGGAGAAGGTAAAAATTTTATGAATATTGAAGTAATATGGCCAACATCAGTAAATGTAATTCCATATGGTCAGGCTTTATTGGTTTTTCATAATTGTATTCAGTATAACGAAAGCGGTGTTGCAGTGGGGCAGGTGGATGGTGCTGAAAATATATTAGCAGGAATGATTAAACAAGTAAATGCAGATATTCAATCCAAATACACAATACAAGGCCCTCCGATTACAAGTATACCTAAAAATGATAATTTAAGTTCTAAGCAAGGTAAATATCTATCTAAGTTAAATAGATTACAGAGTGAATTTGGATTAAAAGATTCCGATAATGTTGCGGATTATCATCAAAGTTGGTGGGATTGGTGGATTACATCAAATAGTCCAATAAAAGTTGACAAACTTACAAAAGAATCATTGATTAGAAGATGGGCATTTGGAGATAAAACATTTAGATTAAATACTATTTCAAATCCGGACTTACAAAAATGGGCAATTACACAAGATAAAATAAATGTTATAAAGCAACAAAAAGACAATATTAGACCATTTGAAGAATTATTTTTGGGAGTAGGTGCAGATGTTTTAGAATTTGTAAGTTCAGTATTAACTATTCATCCTGATAAAGCAATTAGGTCTATGAAAGAAAAATTAAATTCAGTTGCATCACAAGTTAGAAATGGTGGAGACACATCTAAAATTCAAAAATTAAAACAAGAACTATCTAGATTAAATACGTTGGGTGGTATAGATAAAATAGTTGCAACCGAAGGATTGGTGTTTTTTTATAATGGAAAAACATATAAACTAACCGGTTCATTTGCACCCTTAAATCAAATATTGGGTATTTTTTATGAATAATTTTGATATATATAGTATAAACAATTGGTTATAAAAGTATAGAAATATGGCAAAAAGAAAAAGTTGGGATGAGAAAAGTAAAGGGATGCATAAATCTCGAAAATTAATTATAGACACTGTATTTGGTAGACAAGACAATACACAAAGAGTGTTTGGTTATGAAAAAGAGAGTGAACGAAAAAGAGAAGTTGGAGAAAAATGGGTAGATAGTGATGGACAAGAGTGGGAGCAATTTAAGGGATTCAAATCCAAAGTTACTCAAATGGATGATGTTAGAGAATATTTAAAAAAACTAACTACATGTAAAGATGACCAATGTGACACAAAAGAATATAGTTACGCAGATAAAAAAATAATCAGTAAAACCGGCTTGTGTGTAACTTGTTTGAGAAAAATGGAACAAAGATTACGAGATGATGGAACTTTTGCTTTTTATGAAGATTATAAAGTAACTAGAAATAAATTGGATTATGTTAGAGATTTAAAATCACAATTGGAAGAAGCTTTGAGAGGTGTTAAACAACAAATAGAAATGGTTACCGAAGATGGCAAAGTAGAAAAATGGACATGGGATGTAGATGTTGAAAAAGTAAAAAAAGATTTACAAAAAGATATTGATGGTGCATATAACGCCATTGAATTATTAATAGAAAGAAAAAGGTTATTAGAAGAAAAATTCGTTGAATTAAATCATCCAGAATTAGTTAAAAAATAAAAATTATGAAAAAATTATTAAATTTAAAAAACATTGCAATTGTTGCATTAATCATTTTTATATTATTAGAATGGTTTAATCCGGGTGGAGTTATGCCTGGTAAAAAAGTTTATATAGAAGGTAAGGCATATGAAGTTATTAAACACGATATCGATACTATTGATGTTGTAAAAACAAAAGTAATAACCAAAAAGGGTCAAGACATTTATCACGAAACGATAGTTGAAAAGCAAGTTGTAATCCCTACAATAGTAGATACACAGGCTTTACTAAAAGATTATTATTCAAAAGTATTATATAAAGATACATTGGTTTTACCCGATTCATTAGGAACCATTGCTCTTTTGGATACAATTACACAAAATAAAATATTGGGTAGAACTTTTAATGCAAATGTTAAACAAAGAACTATTAAAGAAACTATGATTGTTAAAGAATTACCAAAAACACAAGTATATTATGGTTTGACTGGTGGATTTAATAAGGCAGATGTGGTTTCAAATGTAGGTGCGGGATTGCTTATAAAAACAAAAAAAGACAAAATCTATAATTTAGGTGTTGGTGTTTCTAATAGAGTATCCGATGGAACCAATGGAACATTATCTCCATACATAGGTGGTGGTGTTTATTGGAAGATTAAATTCAAAAAATAATGGGAGTTCAAGGGCAACCTAAGAAAACCTTAAAAGAGATAATCGCTGAAGAATATCGCAAGTGTGCGTTAGACCCAATCTACTTTATGAAAAAGTATTGTGTCATTCAGCATCCGGTGAGAGGAAAAATACCCTTTCACCTTTATCCTTTTCAGGAAGATTGTTTAACGGATTTTAAAGAAAATCGTTTTAACATCATTCTTAAATCTCGTCAATTGGGTCTATCGACCTTATCTGCAGGATTTATTTTATGGAAGATGATATTCAATCAGGACTTTAATGCGTTGGTAATCGCAACGAAAGTGACCGTAGCAAAGAATCTGGTAGAGAAGGTAAGAGTAATGCACGACTTACTTCCTATTTGGTTAAGAGATGGTGGAACTGCAGCTGCAGAAGATAATAAACTTTCCCTTAAATTGAAGAATGGTTCGCAAGTAAAAGCAATTGCAAGTTCTCCCGACGCTGGTCGTTCGGAAGCCTTATCATTGTTAGTTGTGGATGAGGCCGCATTCATTAGAGATATCGATGAAATTTGGTTATCGGCACAATCTACATTATCAACGGGTGGTGCTGCAATCGTATTATCTACACCAAATGGTATCGGTAACTGGTTTCATAAAATGTGGGTAGATGGTGAGAGTGGGCAGAATGGATTTAATTGTATCAATCTACATTGGACGGTTCACCCAGAAAGAAACCAGGCCTGGAGAGATGAACAAACAAGAATTTTAGGAGTTAAAGGTGCAGCACAAGAATGTGATTGTGACTTCGTTGGTTCAGGTGATACTGTATTTGAACCCGCACTATTGACTTGGTATAAAGATACATATGTAATGGAACCCGTTCAAAAAAGAGGATTTGATAACAATCTTTGGGTATGGGAACATCCAAATTATAATAGAGCATATATGGTTTGTGCGGACGTTGCACGTGGAGACGGAGCCGACTATTCTACTGCACAAGTGATAGACATCGAAGATAGTTCACAAGTTGCGGAATATAGAGGTAAAATTGACACAAAAGATTTTGGAAACTTCTTAACTGCATTGGCAACGGAATATAATAATGCACTTTTAGTAGTGGAGAACTCAAATGTGGGTTGGGCATGTATTCAACAAATCATTAATAGAGGATATCAAAATCTATTTTATATGAGTAATGATTTGAAATATATTGATACCGAAAGACAAATGTCTAACAAATATTATAGAGACGAAAAACAAATGGTTGCGGGATTTTCAACAACCAGTAAAACTCGCCCCCTAATCATTTCAGCATTAGATACATATATAAATGACAAAGATATTCTAATTCGTTCAAGTAGATTAATAGATGAGATGTTTACATTTATTTGGCAGAGTGGTAGAGCAGAAGCAATGAAGGGATATAATGATGACCTTATTATGGCATTGGGCATTGGACTTTGGGTTCGTAATACTGCGTTGAGGTTAAAGCAAGAAGGAATAGATTTGACAAAAAGTATGCTAAACTCAGCACAGATAAATAAGTATGAGGGAATTATCTCAACTGGTCATTTATCCAAAAACCCATATGAGATGGATTTAGGTAGAGGTCAAACTGAAAACTTAACTTGGTTACTTAAATAATTTTTTTATATTTATATGTTGAAACTCTTATAGATGAACGAAGATTTAAATAAATGGTTTAAAGAAAAATGGGTAAACATTGGCAAAAAGGTCGATGGTAAACACCCACCATGTGGAACTTCGGGAGAAAAAAAAGGTTATGCAAAATGTGTTCCTGCTGCAAAAGCTGCCGGAATGAGTAAAAAAGAAAAAGAGAGTGCAACTCGTAGAAAGAGAGCTGCACAAAATGATGCTGGTAGGGGTGGTAAAAGTAGTAGTGGACAAGGTAAAACACCGATATATGTTTCTACTAAACCAAAAAACGAAGAGTGGAGTGAAAAATATAAAAATAGTATAGATTGTAATAATCCAAAAGGTTTCTCTCAAAAAGCACATTGTCAAGGAAAGAAAAAAAATGAAACTATGAAGATAGAAGAAAAACTAAATTTATTTTTAGAAAAGAATTGTCCGACAGACCCGGGTAAGTGGGCGGCATCAAAAGCAGCTGCAAAAAGAAAATTTGATGTTTATCCATCAGCTTATGCAAATGGATGGGCAGCAAAAAATTATAAAGGAAAGGGTGGTGGTTGGAAAACTTGCAATGAAAGTTTAGGAGAACTAAATGCATTACACGAATGTTGGGATGGATATAAAGAAGTTGGTGGTAAAATGAAAAATGGTAAGATGGTACCAAATTGTGTTCCTATAAATGAAGATATTGATAGTGATGATGACATAAATTATGGGCTAGTTGAACCCGAAGAATATGATGTAGAAGATGAGGATATGGAAGATTTTATTTCTTTTATGAGAGCATACGCAAAAGATTTAAATGAAGTAACTTGTCCTTGTATGCATGAAGCAGAATATCAAGGAAGAGATGTTAAGTTAGGTAAACCAATGGCCGGTGATGTTAAGAAATTCAAAGTATATGTAAAAAATCCATCTGGTAATGTTGTAAAAGTAAACTTTGGCCAAAAGGGAGTAAAAATTAAAAAAAATAATCCTGGTAGAAGAAGAAATTTTAGAGCAAGACATAACTGTGATAATCCAGGACCAAGACATAAGGCAAGATATTGGAGTTGTAGAAAGTGGTAAAATTTGGAAAAACCAAATATTTTCCTTATATTTAGAAAAATAGAATTATACAAAAATGGCAGATAAATCAGTATTTAGTAGGTTACAAAAATTATTTTCAACTAATACCATTGTTCGTAAAACAGAGAGTGGTGTTAAAGTTATTGATACAGATGAGTATCAAAATATGACAACAAATTTAGTTGATAGATTTTTAAAGTTAAAAGTAACAAACTACGGAACTGGTCAATTGGAATCATCGATGGCATATCAACAAGTTAGAATTGACTTGTTTAGAGACTACGATTCAATGGATACTGACCCCATATTATCATCGGCATTGGATGTATATGCAGACGAATGTACTGCCAGAAATGAACAAGGAAATGTTTTAAAAATTCATCATCCGGATGACAATGTAAAACAAATATTAGAAAATTTGTTCTATGATATAATGAACATTGAATTTAACTTATGGCCTTGGACAAGAAATTTAGTAAAATATGGTGATTTCTTTTTACAATTGGAAATGGCAGAAAAAATTGGTATTGTTAATGTGATGGCACTGTCTACATATGAAGTTAACAGAGTAGAGGGATTTGACCCAGAAAACCCACAAAGAGTTAAGTTTATATACGCACCATATCAAAACCCATTAGGTGGATATGGTCAGAGTCCAAAAAAAGAATTTGAAAACTATGAAATGGCGCATTTTCGTTTAAATTCGGATTCAAACTTTTTACCATATGGTAAATCTATGATTGAAGGTGCGAGACGAGTTTGGAAACAATTAATGTTGATGGAGGATGCTATGTTGATTCATAGAGTAATGAGAGCTCCTGAAAAAAGAATATTTAAAATTGATGTAGGCAATATTCCACCAAATGAGGTAGACAATTACATGCAGAAAATTATCAACGCATCGAAAAAAGTTCCTTTCGTTGATGAGAGAACCGGTGAATATAATTTAAAGTATAATGTACAAAATTTAATTGAAGATTACTATATGCCTGTACGTGGTAATGATAATGGTACTTCAATTGATACCTTAAAGGGATTGGAATATAATATGATTGATGATATTAACTACTTAAAGGGTAAATTGATGTCAGCTTTAAAAATTCCAAAAGCATATTTAGGATATGAAGAAGAAACGAATGGTAAAGCAACTCTTGCTTCAATGGATGTTAGATTTGCAAAAACAATTGAAAGAATTCAAAGAGTTTTAATTTCGGAATTAACTAAAATTGCAATTGTTCATTTATACGCACAAGGTATAGATGATGATAATTTAACTAATTTTACAATAGAATTGACCATTCCATCTAAAATATATGAGCAAGAGCAAGTTGAATTGTATACTTCAAAAGTAGCATTGATTCAACAAATGCAACAAACAAAAATGTTTTCTAAAGAATGGATGTATGAGACGGTAATGAAAATGGCGAAAGATGAGCAAGATGAATTAACACTTGCAGTATTAGATGATACAAAACAACAATTCCGTTTAACATCAATTGAAACACAAGGTGTTGACCCTGCAAAAGAAACCGGAACAGACGGCCCCACAAATGTAGAAGAAGAATTAAATAGATTAAAAACGGAATTGGAAGAAGATGGCAATGTAGGTAGACCAAAAGACCCTGTTAGATATGGTAAAGATGACCACCCAGAGGGTAGAGACCCATTGGGTATTAAAACTTTAAAGGCAAAAGAAGGTTCGGTAAAATATAAACCAAGAAAAAATTCATATTTAGAAATATTTAAAGATATGAATGGTAATAAAAAGACTATTTTAACCGAAGATTTAACAAAAGAGTAATAAAGTAATATAAAAACATATTTATATCTGACAAATTAGACAAATTGATGAAAAAAATAAAACATTCGAAGTTTAAAAATACTGGATTTATATTTGAATTATTAGTAAGACAAATTACTTCCGAAATCATGTCTGCTAACAAATCAATTGCGGAAAAGATTTTAAAAGAACATTTTAACTCTAAAAAAGAGTTATCTAAAGAATTAAAGTTATATCAATATTTGATTAACGAAAAATATAATTCGGAATCAAAAGCTGAACAATTTATCAATACGATATTAGAAGCTCGTAAAAAAATTGATGAGAAAAAACTTACAAAAGAAAAGTATAATCTTATTAAAGAAATTAAGGAAACTTACAATTTAGATGAGTTTATTAAATCTCCAATATCAAATTACAAAACTCTTGCATCTATCTATAAGATATTTGAAACGGTTACATCTAATGAACAATTTGACCCAACTGATATAGTATCGTCTAGATTCACTATTGCCGAAAATATTATCAATTCTTCTATTCAAAATAAAGAAGTAAAAGTAAAAGATGCGGTTTTAGAAGAATATAGAAAGCAAGATGAAGATTTAAGAGCAGTATCATACAAATTATTAGTAGAATCTTTTAATACTAAATACAAAAATTTAACTGAAGACCAAAAAGGATTATTGAGAGAATATATTAACAATATCAATAATACTGGTAAATTAAATCAATATGTTAATGAAGAAGTAACCAAATTAGTAAATTCATTAAAAGAAGTTGGTTCTAACATTAACGATAAGGTAACTAAAATTAAATTAGCAGAAACGATTTCAAATATTAAAAAAATAAAATCGGTTAAAAAAATCAAAGAACAACACTTATCAGCAATGATGATGACATATGAGTTGTTAAAAGAGTTAAAAGAATCGATAAAAAAATAAAATTATGAGTGCAAATTATAGAGCATATAACGCAAAATTAGTAACATCTGGCTCTGCCTCTTTAATAGATAGAGTTTGGGGTGTTTTACCTGTAAATGGTGTGACTGGTACAATTACATTGGAAGGTAATACAACGATTTCATTAGCACATTTAGCAGCGGGAGAAGTATTTCCTTGCTATGTTAAAAGTATTTCAGTAACTAATGGTGGTTCTGTTTATGTATTAGCTTAAATTTATCTAAAATGCCAGCAGTATCAAAAGCACAACAAAGATTTATGGGTATGGTTCACGCCGCTCAAAAAGGTGATATGGAAAACCCATCACCGGAAGTTGCAAAAGTAGCAGCGGATATGTCTGACAAAGATGTTAAAGATTTTGCATCTACTTCTCATAAAGGATTACCTGATAAAAAGGAAGAACAAATTAAACAACTTAAAGAGAAAATTCGTCAAATTGTTAGAGAAAAAATGATTGATGAAATGAATGTAACCGGAAATGTACAAGGATACAACACACCAGCTGCATTTGGTAAACCTGAAAACGAAAAGAAAAAAGGTAAAAGACAAGCTGATTTAACGGGATATAGTGTAGTAAGTGAAAATCGTTGGTTGGATTTGAAAAATGAGGAATCAACCGCACAGGCTAAAATTGGTAGAGGTATATCCAATATCAACAAACAATTGAAAGAAATGGAAAGATTTCTTAATTGGTATGGTAAAATAAAAAATGAAAGTGGTGTTGATAATAAATCTTATTGGAAAAGGACAAATGGTCATATTTATAGTATAAAAGAAAGACTAATTAAATTAGACCAAAAAATCAGACAAATATCAGAATAATGAAACATACAGAATTAAAAGAACTTATTAGACAAGTTGTAAAAGAAGAAAATGATTATCAACAATTGTTTAAACATATGTTAGATAAAACCGGTAAATCATTGGGAGATATGTCTGATGATGAAAAGAAAGCATTTTTTAATGCGGTAGATAAAGCATCGAAAGCAAAATCAGAAGGTAGATTGAGGGGATATAACGAAGCAGAACTAACTGCCGGCCAAAAGAAAATTGATGTCGATAAGGATGGTGAAATAGAAGGTTCCGATTTAGCAGCATTAAGAGCTAAAAACGAAGAAAAAAAAAAGTAGATGAGAATCTTATATTGGGTGTAATGACCACAATTGGTTCTATACTCATTGGTAAGATTATCTTTTATTATATCGTAGATTTGGCACAAAAAGGAATGAAATATTTCCAAGGAAAACCAAATTATAAAAAACAGGTTAAAAGTATTTTAGATTCGATTGCAGATAATAAAAATGTAATTGAAGATATATCTAAAATGATTGACCCGAAAAAAGGAATTGACAATAATACCGCAGAGGATATTGTTAATATGGGGTATATTAAGACGCAGATAATTAAAATGGTGGATAGTACAAATGGTGAGCTAGATGAAACTGAATTGAAAAATCAATTAAAGACCATACTTATCAAATCTTGGACACCAATGAGTGGTTCGGCAATTGAAAAAGTTAAAAAGGATTTAAAATAATGAATAAAGGATTATTAATAGAAACCCATCTGTTTGAAGCAAAACTTCAACAAGAAGAAAACGGAACTTATTTAGTTAAGGGAATCCTACAAAGAGCAGGTGCTCCAAATCAAAATCATAGAAGATATCCAAAAGAAATCTTAGAAAGAGAGTGTAAGAAATACGAACAACTTATTAAGGAAAGAAGAGCTCTTGGTGAGTTAGACCATCCAGATTCTCCCGTAATCAATTTAAAAAATGTATCTCATAACATTAGAGAAATCTATTGGGAAGGGGATGATGTATGTGGTGTGGTAGAAATACTTTCAACTCCATCTGGAAATATATTAAAAGAATTATTGAAAAACAATATTCGTTTGGGTATTAGTAGTAGAGGATTGGGTTCAGTAAAAGAACTCAATGATGGTACATTAATGGTTCAGGAAGACTTCGAATTGGTTGGTTGGGACTTTGTATCCAACCCATCAACACATGGTGCATTTATGGCTCCTATGAACGAATCAAAACAATGGGCAAAAGTAGCAGAGGAATGTGGTAAGTGGTGTAAGTCACAAGATTTAATGAGAGAAATTATAATAGAATTAAACTAATATAGAGATGGTTAATGAAATGAGTTGGCATCAGTTTTCTACTTTGCCAGAAATGAATAAAGTCCCACAATATGAGGTTGAAAGACAATATAGAATATATCTAAATGAAATTGCAGAACAAAGAATTGCAATACATTTAATACAAGAAGCAGCTAGGACACAGGCTGAAGCTATGGCAGTAGCAGCAAGTAATGGTGGTGGGGGAATTATCCAACAAGAACAAAGTGAATTACCATCCGGTTGTATTGAATTTGTAAACAACACAACCGATGGAAATGATTGTACATTTTGGATTAACACATCTGCACCAACTAACTACACAATAGTTTGGGGTGATGGTGAAACTGAAACTGGTGAAGTAGATGGTGTAAACCAAGTTGAAATAAATCACAATTATCCAGATACAGATACAGAATATACGGTTAGATTATGTTTCGATGATATAAGTTTAGTAACCTATTTAGAATTCAACGGCGACGATTAAAAATAAAATATTATGGGAGCAACAATAACTTCATTTACAGGTTTACAAAACCTAACAAATATACAAAGTTTTCAAGCAGATTACAATAGTTTAACATCTGTTGATTTTTCTGGAATGTCATCACTTACTCTTATTGATGTAGACCGTAACGATATACCCGGAACTGGTACCGATAGTTTAACATCTATTAATGTAAGTGGATGTACCTCATTACAAACACTTCGTGTTAGTGATAGTAATTTTTCAGCAGGATTCCCTGATTTATCAGATTGTACATCGTTGGAATTTATAGATTTTGATGATTGCAATTTAACAGGTTCGGTAGATATAACTAACTTACCTTTATTAACTACAATTGATTTTAGTGGTAATACCCAATTAACCGAATTAATAATATCTAGAACACAACCAATAGGATTTGATGGAAATGAAGTAATAGTTTCCAATTGTGCTTTTACTCAAACCACAGTTGATAACATTCTTTTAGAATTAGCTAGTGGTAGTGTGGAAGATGGATATGTAGAAATTCATGGTGGAACTAATTCGACACCCGGCGAAATAGGAAGAGATTCACTTTTTGTACTTAATTCAAGAAATTGGAGTTTTGATATTACAAATGGTAATCATACTATGATAAACGTAGCATACGAACTACTTCAAACTAATATATGTGCTAGTAACTATACAGTAGACCGATATATTGCAAGTGGTTCGGCAATAGAAGTTGGTAATAGATTATATCAAAATTCAGATGCATGGAATCCTGCAATCGATGGTTGGTATAGATTAGATGGAGATGGTTCAATTAAATTTGAAGTAAGTGGTAGTAGAGGTGAAATAATCTCAGTTGACCCTTGTGGAGTATAAAAAATAAAATAAAATGGCAAAGTTAATAAATTTGATACCTGTTAAAGAAATAAAAAAAGAATCCATAGAAGATATGGATACTGCAATACCGGCTAAAGTTGAAAGATTTTTAGATAGAGCATTGCAAGTTATTAAATCATATAACTTATCCAGAAAAAAAGAACAATTGGTGATTGCAAAATTAGTAGATGCATTGGGAATGACACCACAAGAATTATCAATTGCAGTTCAAAAATTAAAAAAGAATAAAATCGTAAAGAGATAGTATATGTTAAAGTTAAGAGATTTATTAAAAGAAACCGAAGAGTTTGAACAATTACCAACGGAATTGAAAAAACACTTTTTAGAAATTATTTCAACTTATAACCAACATAGAGAAGGTATGAGTAGAAAATCCGATATTATGCAAATCGCAGAAACATTGGGTGGAATCGCAGACGCTGCACAAGAATATACTTTGAGAGAAGGTGGTGATTGGTTTGATAGAGTGACTATTAAAAGAAATATGAGTGAGTTAAAGAAATTACAAACCGCATTCGAAAAAGAAGCAGTAGAAGCTCAATCTCAACAACAAAGATTGGAAGCACTTTATGAAGATATGGGTCACGTATTGGGTAGATACTTTGAGATAGCGGATTTATCCGAAGAAGTAATGAAACAAAGATTGGGATTACAAGAATGTAAAACTTGCAAATAAATGGAACAATTAGCATCATTATTATTACATAGTAGAACGCAGGCGCATTCATTTCATTTAGGAGTTAAAGGTATAGGTGCACTATCTGCACATTTGGCATTGGGAAATTATTACGATTCAATTGGTGGAATATTGGACGGATTAGTTGAAGCATATCAAGGACAATATGGTTTAATTAAATTACAACCTGTTAGTGGTTTGGATACAAATAATGATATTAAAAATGTAATTGCATATTTTGATAAATTGATTGTAGCAGTTACAAAATTAAGACAAGAAGAAAAATTACAAATGAGTTGGTTACAAAACGATATAGATACGATTGTAACTTTACTATACTCAACAAAATACAAATTGGTTAATTTACAATAGAAGAATGTTAATAGTTAGTGTTAAAAACGGAAACATAGAGTGGGCATTAAAGGAATATAAAAAGAAAGTTCAGGCCACAAAACAAATAGAAGAACTTAGGGATAGAAAAAATTTTACTAAGCCTTCGGTAAGAAAACGTTTACAAAAAGAAGAAACTATAAGAAAAAACAAACTATTTTAGTAGTTTTCTTTAGTTTTCTAAAAAATTTAGATATATATTATCAAATATCTCATTTTTATTATGAGATTATAAGACATAGTTGATTAATGAATACCCTTCTCTATAAGGTGTGACCGAACAATCAACATAATTACATTGGAGTTCCCTACAAGAATAACTTCACAACAAAATTTAAGGAAAAAAGATGGCAAATTCAAAATTATTGAAAGAAGCAATCGCTGATGCCAAAGCAGTTAAAGAAACAGCTTTAGCAAACGCAAAAATCGCTCTTGAAGAAGCTTTCACTCCTAGACTTCAATCTATTTTGTCTCAAAAAATGAGAGCAGAAGCAGAAGAACAAGAAGTTAAAGATGATGAAATGAAAAATGAAGAGTTAGATTCAACAGGTATCGGGTCTAAAGTAGACGCAGGATACGCTGAGACTCCAGGTGCACAACCAAACTTAGATGCAATGACTGATTTATCAGTTGGTGTAAAGCAAGATAGTGGTAAACCTGAACAAGCTGGTACTGACTATAAGAAAGTAGCAGACATTTCTGAAGAAGAAAATCCTTTTGCTGACAAAAAAGATGACAAAGATGCAGAAATTGCAGAATTGAAAGCTAGATTGGCAGAATTAGAAGGAGAAGATTCTGAAGAAGAAATGGGAGATGACGAAGAAATGGACATGGATGACATGGATATGGATTCTGAAGATTCTATGGATATGGATTCTGATGACGAAGAGTCGAAAGATGATATGGACTTAGAAGCAATCATCAGAGAATTAGAAGCTCAATTAGAAGGTGAAGATTCTGACGAAGAAGAATCATCTATGTATGAAGCTGAAGATGGTGATGATGAAAAAGAAGCTAAAAACGAAGAAGCTGACGAAACCGATAAGGAAAAAGAAGCTACTAACGAAGAAGCTGATGATGAGAAAAAAGACGATGTAATCGACTTAGAAGAAATTCTTCGTGAAATGGAAAAGGACATGAAAGATGATGAAGATGTAGTTAAAGAAGAAGAAGATAAGGAAGAAAAAGAAAAAGAACTTAACGAAGCTTACAAAACTATCAAATCTCTTCAAAAAACTATCAACGAAGTAAACTTATTAAACGCTAAGTTATTATTCGCAAACAAATTATTTAGAGCACACAACATGACTAACGAACAAAAAGTGAAAGTGATTGAAACTTTAGATAGAACAAATTCAGTTAGAGAAGTGAAATTGGTATACTCTACATTAGCAGAGAATTTCAAATACACATCTAACAAATCTACTAAAAAATCTATTTCTGAAGGTATTGCAAGCAAAGTAACAAAATCAACTAAGCCTGCAGCAGCTAAGCAAGTAATTGCTGAATCTACAAATTTCTCCGACAGATTTAAGAAATTAGCAGGTATTATTAAATAAATTAACAAATAAATTCATTAAAAATGGACTTAAAACAAATTATGACTGGCGCAAACCCTCAATCAGTAATGCTTGAGCAAACAAGAGGTTTGAAAGCTAAGTGGGAAAAAACAGGCTTGTTAGAGAACGCAGGTTCTGAAACAGCAAAGCATGGTATGGCAGTAATGTTAGAAAACCAAGCAAAACAATTATTAGATGAAGCTACAAGAACAGGTACATCTGCAGGTTCTGAAGAGTGGGCTGGTGTAGCGTTACCATTGGTAAGAAGAGTATTCGGAAGCATTGCTTCTAAAGAATTCGTTTCTGTACAACCAATGAACCTACCTTCAGGTCTTATCTTCTATATGGACTTTAAATATGGTACCGATGTAGCAGGTAATCCGTCTTTCCAAAACAATTCATTATTCGGTAATGGTGGTGAATTTGGTAAAGATTCTTTATCTCCAGCAGGTAACAAATTAGGTTCTACTCAAGTAGCAGAAGGTGGTTTATATGGTGCAGGTAGATTTGGATACACAATCAATAACAAAACTGCAGCAATTACTGCAACTTTTGCTTCTGCATCTTTAGCAGATATTGATTACGATTTATCTTCAGGTTCAGTTTCTGCATCTTTTGCAGGTAACACTTTGAAGAAAGTTGTAGTTGCATTACCAGCTGACGCTGATTTCAATGGTGTAAGAGCTTTCGAACCAACTTTATTGACTGGTTCTGTAACTGGATATTTCCCTCAATACACAACTAAGAATGGTTCAAATGTTGAGTTCGTAGTAGCTGCAACAGGTTTATCAAACTTAGCGAATGTTGGTGTATCTTTAGCATACCACGCACAACCAACTGATATCTCAAGAGGTGATTTTGAAGATAGAGGTTCTGACTTAGCAATTCCAGAAATCGAATTAGAATTGAAATCTGAACCAATTGTTGCTAAGACAAGAAAATTAAAAGCAATTTGGACTCCAGAATTAGCTCAAGACTTAAACGCATACCATAGTGTAGACGCTGAAGCTGAGTTAACTCAAATGTTGTCTGAGTACATCTCTTTAGAAATCGACTTAGAAATCTTAGAAATGTTACAACAAAATGCTTTCACAACTGAATACTGGTCTTCTAAAGTAGGATACGATTGGAACGGAAACGGATTCTCAATTGATTCATCAGCAGCGGCAGCATCAGCTTATACAAAGAGTACTTGGTATCAAACTTTGGGTATTAAATTACAAAAAGTTTCTAACAAGATTCATCAGTTAACAATGAGAGGTGGTGCTAACTTCGTAGTAGTATCTCCAAACGTTGCAACTATTTTAGAATCAATGAATGGTTTCTCTGCTAACCCAGGTAAAGACGCTTTATCTTTTGCAGCAGGTGTAACTAACATCGGTTCAATCTCTAACAGATATGACGTTTATAAAAACCCATATATGACAGAGAACGTTATCTTAATGGGCTTCAAAGGTTCTAACTTCTTCGAAACAGGAGCAGTTTACGCACCATATGTACCATTGATTATGACTCCATTAGTTTATGACCCAACTAACTTCACTCCAAGAAGAGGTGTTATGACTAGATACGCTAAGAAAATCGTAAGACCAGAGTTCTACGGTAAGATTATCGTTGATGGTTTAAACACTTTATAATCTTTGAGTAGATTTTAGTAGTTAAAAACTAAAAATATAGAAAAAGGGAAAGTAGAAATACTTTCCCTTTTTTATTTTGTATATTTATTAGAAATTACATCAAATGGCATATCCGGAAAAACAATATCATAGAGAAGAAACTGCAAAAGAATATACAAAAATTTATACATTAGAATCTACTGATGAAGTTGTTATAAAGCAGGAGGATGGTATGATGGGATATATATCGGCGGGACAATTTGCAACAACTGGTTCAAACATATTTGATGGTGGGCAAATTATATTTGGAAATTTAAATATTGATGGTGATATTATTGCAAATCAATTCATAGTAACAACATCATCGGTAAATCACTTTACTGCATCTACTAATTTTGGATTAGATGAAGGAGATACTCACACATTTACTGGTTCGGTTTATATTACCGGTTCACTTAATGTAATTGGTGGTATCAATGGACAAATAAATGCAACTAATGGTGTAGTAAGTTCATCTGCACAAATAACTGCATTTGGTTTTGTTAGTGGTAGTTACGAAACAACTGGTAGAAGTATTCTAAGTTCATCTGCACAAATTAAAAACTACGGAGATTTTGCAACAACCGGTTCTAATACATTCATAGGAAATCAAACTATTACGGGTTCATTTTTAGTAAGTGGTTCAACAACTCAAATCGGAAACAATATTTTATTAGGAAATACTATAATGAGTGGAACATTAGATGTAAGTGGTTCAACTACATTCAGAGGAACAAATAAAATTAGTGGAGCATTTTATATTGAAAGTAGTAGTTTATTTTATCAAAATACGGGTTCAGCATTAGTATCATATGACCAAACAACGGGTGAGTTATTTCATACAACATATGCATCAGCATTACCAGCTATTTTTGCAGCTGGTGGATTTTATTCAACACAAACTCAAAGTGGAAGTGCAAATCAAAGTGGTTCATTTACATTTAATAACACTTTGGGTGTAAATGCAATTACAATTCAAAGTGGTTCTCATATAGTTTGTGATAGACCTGCTTTATATAATATTCAATTTAGTATTCAAATAGTTCAAGGTTCACAATCCGCCGATTTAGCAGTTTGGTTAAAAAGAAATGGTGTGAATATACCAAATAGTGCAACATATGTTACAATTCCTTCAAACACTAAAAAAGTAGTAGCATTAAATTTATGGGAATCTACGACAAATGTGGGTGATTATTTTGAAATAGCATATCAATCACAAAGGAGTGATACAACTTATGAATATATTGCAGCAACAGGAAATATTCCTGCATCACCATCTATCATTGTAACAATAAACCAAGTTAGATAAGATTCTTTTTTTATTCTTATATTTATAGTAGTAAAACTATAAACTTTAAGTAATGTCTGTAAATACATATTGGTCAGGTGCAACGGCAGCAGAATTTTCATCTTCGGTAGTAACGGCAACCGCAACTCCATTTGGAATATATGATAATGATGTTGATTTTAAAAATGACGCACCTAAAACTTCAGTTTGGGTAGCAAAAAGATTGGGATATCCCATTGTTAATATTGAATTAGATAATCAACAAATTTGGGCATGTTTTGAAGAATCGGTATCAGAATATTCTGCACAAGTTAACCAATTCAATCTTAGAAATAATTTAGATATCCTCAGAGGACAACCAAAAGGTAAAGTTGCAAACTATTCACAAACGCTTGTAGATGGTTCATTTTTACCAACAACTGTTCGTATGTCTCAACAATATGGAACTTTGGCAGGTGTCGGTGGTTCTACTGCAATTAAAAAAGCATATGTTAATTTGACGGCATCGGTTCAAATATACGATTTAATAAATCAGGGAATTGATGTTAAAACCGGAAATACAATATCATCTTCATTAGACTATGCAACATCAACAATTGATGTAACAAGAGTATATCACGAAGCAATACCCGCTATTACAAGATTCTTTGACCCGTATTCAGTTGGTGCACAGGGAACTTTAAATTTAATTTCCGAATTGGGATTTGGTAACTATTCACCTGCAGCACAATTCTTAATGATGCCACTTTATGAAGATGTATTGAGAATGCAACAGATTGAATTCAATGACCACATCAGAAAATCGGCACATACATTTAATATCGTAGATAATAAATTGGAAATATTTCCAGTTCCAACAGACAGTACGTTTAAGAAGGTATATTTTGAATATATGAATAGAGATGAATTTGAACACGATTCTCAAACCGTTCAATCCGATTCACTTTCCGACTATTCCGACATTCCATACGATTTTATTCAATATTCAAATATAAATGAAGTAGGTAAACAATGGATTAGAAAATACACCCTTGCACTTGCAAAAGAATTATTGGGTGCAATTAGAGAAAAATATAATTCAATTCCAATTCCAGATGGTGAGGTGACTTTGGATGGTGGGGCATTGAGAGCAGAAGCACAAGTAGAGAAAGACGCACTTATTACGCAATTGAGGGAAAACTTGGAAGAGATGAGTAGAATAAAGGTGATGGAAAATAAAGCACATGAATCAACTCACCAACAAGAAATGCTAAGAAAAGTTCCACTTAAAATATATGTAGGATAATATGCCAAAGTTTATGTTAGGGAGAGACTTGCAACTCTTCAGAAGTATTGCAAGAGAATTAGTAGACAAAGTAATCGAAAATACTTGCGTATTATTTAAAGTAAATTTAAATGAAACCAAAGTAAATATTTATGGTGAATCCACTAACAAAACTTGGTATCCCGGTGTTGAATTATTTGTATTGATAGATAAAGAGCCAGAAAATGTTCAATATGAAGGATTTGGTCCTGATAATACACAAAATATAACTTTCAAATTTGATAGATTATTGTGTGAAGAACGAAATATATATCCGGAAATTGGTGATGTAATCTATTTTGATAACTCTTATTATGAAATAGATAATACAAATGAAATTCAATTTGTGGGTGGTTTACCTGGTGAAAATAGTGATAGAAATTGGAGTATCGTATGTTCTACATTTATGGTAAGTAAATCTAATTTAAACATAGAAGAAAGAATAAAATAATATGTCTACAAATCCACTAAGACAAAATAATAATAGAGCAAACGAAATAAAATCTACAAAAGGAGATTTAAAACAAAGTATTTCTTTGTTTGATATCGACTATGCTATGATGTCATATTTGGAAGATACTGCATTACCCACTTTGGATGATAATGGAACTGCATTAAAAATTCCTGTGGTATATGGCAATTCAGAAAGATGGAATGGTTCTCGTAGAGAAGGTGTATTTAGAGATTCAAAGGGTAAAATACAATTACCGATAATGATGATACGAAGAACATCTATTACAAAAGATGAGACCATGCCAATGTTAAATCGACATGTATCTTATTCGGGTATTACAAAATATTCAAAAGATAATAGATACGATAGATTCAGCGCACTAGGTGGAAACATTAAACCAAAATACGAAATATACAAAATTCAAATGCCGGAATATGTGGAATTGAATTACGATTGTATGGTTTGGACAAGTTATACCGAACAATTAAATGCAGTAATAGAACAATTACAATATACATCTTCATATTGGGGTGATAAAGAAAAATTTAAATTTAGAACAAGTTTAAGTGATTTTAATATAATAAATGAAGTTGGTGAAGGAACGGAAAGAATAAATAGAATTGAATTTAGTTTATCGGTTAAAGCATATTTACTTCCTGAAAAATTTGACGGAGAGAATACAATTAAAAAATCAATGTCAACAAAGAGAGTTGTAGTTGCAACCGAAGTAGATGTAACCGGAAATGGTAGATTGGAAGGAATGTTAACAACACCATCTCCATATTATGACAATAAAGATTTAATTGATTTCTTATCTTTAAATAATAGTAAATCACAAAATCCAACAACAAATGATACTATAACATTTACAGGAATAAAGTTAATAAAAACACCTGCACAATTAGTATCTGTCGTATCATCTGGATTATTTATAGTTGATAACACATACGATATAAAAGTTTATATAAATGGTGTAAGATATTATCAATATACACATTTTACTACATCGTATGAAAATAATGGATTAACTATTGATTTTAATACAGGATTATTTAGTGCACCTGTGAATTCTGGTGATGAAATTGTAATAACGGGTAAATTTATAGAACTATAATGAAAAGGAGTTTACTTGATATGACAAAAACCATTAGTAGAAATAATGGTCATACTAATTTAGTTGCAAAAAATTTAACGGACTCAACTTATTGGATTTATGAAGCAAATGGGTGGAGGTTTAAGGATATATTAAGAGAAATTGAATATAGAACGCAACAAGATAGAATACATTTGTATATAAACACACAAAGTATAAGTGCAAGAGACTATATAGTCGAAGAAGGCCCGAATGGTTTATTGGTAAAGTTTATTAAAAGTAGATTTGAATACAATTTGGATAGTGATGATTTTATAGAAATAAAAGGAGATATAGAACAATATGCTTAATAGATTCAATTCAAATTCTAGAAAACTAAATAAAGTTGTTCCAAAGGTTAATATTAATAATCTTAGTAATAATGATTTGACCGGAAGTTTACAAAATATAGAAATTCCAAATAATACAAAATTTCAATCTAAAGTTCGTTCAAATCCAAATCCTATAAAATTAGTAAATAATAAAACAAAAATATCTAATTTTTATCAAGAAATATTACAAAATAGTGCAAGAATGATTCAAAAAGGAATTGATTCATTTGATAATAGTGGATTTGGTAGTTTAATAATTTATAGTTCATCTTTAGATTATGGAACGGAAGGAGCAAATCCTGATAACTTTGATGTATTAGTTTATGGATTGCAAATACCAGGAGATTATTCAATAAAAGAAATTGAAAACAATGTTGTTGTAACTTTGAATAATGAATATATAGATTTTGATTCTGTAACGATAGATGATATTTATGTTATAGGTAAATTTAAATAATATGGGAATAGAATTCACAAACGGATTTAGTATAACGAAAAATAATAATTCAACACCAGCACCAGTTTCCGGATTGCAATTTTATTTACAAACCGCACCATCTTCCGGAACAACTTGGACAGATGTGAGTGGTAATGGTAGAAATGCAACTTTATATGGAAGTACATCATATGTTTCTAATAATGGTGGTGGTATAAAATTATTAAACTCATCATTTGGAGGAGATGCGTATATTAGCGTTCCATATAATATTGGTAGTAATACTTCAACCATTGAAATTGTAGCATCATTCAATACTACATCACATTGGGCAACTATTTGGGGTAATGAGGCATATAGTTTTAGTAAAGGATATTTTGCATATATGGGAACATCTACTTCAATGATTTGGGGTTCACCTACATCAAATACCACAAATGTAACTATAACTGCTTCAAATGCAATAAGACATTGGATATTTGTAATAAATGGTACAAGTAAAATTTTATATTTAAATGGTAGTCAATTTGCAACAGCAACTACTAATGACCCAACTGGTGGGTATGCAACGTCTGAATTTCTTTTTGGTGCAAGACACACAAATGTAGGAATGGGTGCAACAGATAAATTAAACAGTAGTATTTCTGCAAACCAACCTGTATTTTATCAAATGAGAGTTTATAATAAAGCATTGTCACCATCGGAAGTAACAACAAATTTTAACGAAATAAAATCGACATACGGATTATAATAATAAAGAATATTTATAACTAAATAAAAGCATTAATATGGGAATAGAATTTTCAAACGGATTCACAATAACTAAAAATACTCTAAATGATAATATACCAGGAGTAGGAGAATGGTTCTTTTATAGTGATGAAGGTAATATAAATGCAGGCCCACCTGAAAATAATGGTAATACAATATTCATAGTAGAAGGTATACCAAATATTGAAACATTTAATCCAAATGCAAGTAGTGGAACCGATTACATTTATTTTAACCCACTAGATGCGACAGGTGCCGATTATTTTAACGATTTTCAACAATTGGTAGATGCAGGTGGAACACTTACACTTAATCAAAATGGAGATACTGCAATTTTTAATACAGTTGGTTCAATTGGTGGATTTGAAATGTTACCTATTAGCACATATTGGATTTTTAGAGTAAAATTATCCGTTGCAACTCAAACTAAAGAATCAAATGCACCATATGTTTATGCTGACCCAATTTCTTTAACATTTGGTGCATAATATCAATAAGTAATGGCAAATTTAATTAGATTAAAACAAATTGAAAGTGGTTCACAGCTACAAACATCAGCCGAAGTTGGTTCTGACTTTAGTGGTGCCGTATATCAAATAATAGATGGTGCCGGTTTGTTTTCTTCATCGGCACAAGTTGATTTGGTTGAAGCATCTAATTATGACGGATTTGTTGTTCAATTGGATGTCACAATGAGTAGTGATTTGGAAGCATCAATAATAAGTGCATCTATTTCACAATCAATTTCAATTTTGTCAAATACATATGTTACAACTGCTTCATTGAATACATTAAGTTCCTCAATTGCAAATACAGATAGTGCAAGTCAATATTTAATATCACAATTAAGTCAATCGGTTCAAGCAACTACTGGTGACTTTAGCGCATCGGTTGCAACGCAATTTAGCAGTTCTTATTCAACTATTTACTCAATTAGTTCTTCAACAAATACAACTATAAACAATTTAAGTTCTTCAATCAATACGTCAATTAGTGGTATTGATGCAAGATTTACAGGATTTAGTAGTTCAATTGATACTACAATATTGAATAAGATAAATGCAGTTGGTGTAATTAGTTCTTCTGCACAATTAACAGGAGCAACATTGAAGGGTATTACAATTGCACCGGTGGATTCGGATTCTTACTCATTAATTGTAAGTGGAGCAGTAGCAATAGTAAATGCAACCGGTTTACCAAATGGTAATTGGCTTGACGGAGACGTAGATACTACGGTTCCGGCACAATTGTATTTAGACGGAAATCCAACAACTGCATCGGTTCCACCACCGCCAGACCCGTCGACAAATAATCAACCAAACTCAAATATGATTGATATGGGTGAGTTTTAAAAATAAAAAAATATTAATAGAATAAAATCAGGGATTTCATAATAAAACTCATATTTATTACCGAATAACCTTAATTAAGAGAATAACATTAAAATATGGCACAAATCATTAGACACAGACGTGGTAGTTTAGAAGCCCTTTCGGCAGCAACCTCATCATTTCAAAAAGGTGAATTAATAATCGTATCAGGTTCCTCAAACATTACCGCATCGAATGGTTCGGGTATGGTGTTTGCAGCCGTAGAAAGTGGTTCGATACAAGCAGTAAATAGATTTTTAGTTGGTAATAATGCACCAAATGTATTTCCTGCAGGAACCTATAACGGATTAGTAAAAGGTGTTCCTTACTATGCAAGTGGTAGTTCTACCTTATATTTGTTAGGAGAAGGTGCAAATGAAATACCTGATTTAACGGGTAACATTACCAACTTCAGTTCATCAGTTGTAACATCTTTCTCAGCAAGTAATGCAAGTATAACAGCATTATCTGCATCAGTTGCGTCTGTAACTGGTGATTTTAGTTCTTCGGTAGCAACTTCATTTTCTGCAAGTAATGCTAGTGTAGTTGCTTTATCAGCATCTGTTGCAAGTGTAACGGGTGATTTTAGTTCTTCAGTGGCAACTTCATTTAGTGCAAGTGCAGCAAATTTAACTGCATTATCTGCATCGGTTGCATCAGTAACTGGTGATTTTAGTTCTTCAGTAGCAACCTCATTCTCAGCAAGTGATGCAAGAGTGACTTCGTTATCTGCATCGGTAGCAACTTCATTTAGTGCAAGTGCAGCAAGTGTAACAGCATTATCTGCATCAGTTGCATCAGTAACTGGTGATTTCAGTGCTTCCGTTGCACAAACATTTACAACTCAAAGCCAAAGAATTTCTTCATTAGAATCATTTAGTGCGAGCGTAAATACATCAGTTTCTAACTTAAACTCAACGACTGCAAGTTTAAATACTTCAGTTACAAACATAAATTCATTTACATCTTCTCAATTAACCCAAAATAGCGATTTAGCAACTATCACAGGTTCATTGATTAGTTCGGCATCAGCTGCAAAAACTACAAATGACTCACAAGATGTTTCAATAACAAACTTAAACTCATTTAGTGGTTCACAATTAACTCAAAATACTGCATTAGCAACTATTACGGGTTCTTTAATAAGTTCAGCATCAGCTGCATCGGTAGCAATTGCAAATTTAAATGCAAATAGTGGTTCTTATGCATTATTAAGTGGTTCAAACATATTCTACGGCACTCAGGTAATTACAGGTTCAATGTATATTACACAAGACTTAGTAGTATATGGTTCATCATCTTTATTTAATGTAACTGCATCTGCTTTAGATATCGGACAAAATACAATTGTATTAAATACAGCAACACCTGCAGTTAGATTTGGTGGCATTTCGGTTGCAGATAGTGGTTCAGGAGCAGGAGCAAGTGGTTCATTATTCTGGGATTCATTAAATAATCACTGGTTGTATCAACATCCATCTGGTAGTGGAGAAGGGTATAACTCAGCAATATTAATAGCCGGCCCTAAAAACACTGGTTCATTGGGTGAGGAATTGACTTTGACTCCTGGAAAGATTATGGTTGCAACAGGTGAAGACCATATTGGTGATTCAATCATAACACAAGCGACTGATAATAGTAAAATTTCAGTAGCTGGTGGTATAATCGTAACTGGTTCAGTAACCGCAACATCATTCATAGGTTCGATTGCAGCAACAAATGGTGTAGTAAGTGGTTCATCTCAAATCACAATCTCAGATACAACTGGATATGGTGATTTTAGTGGTTCAATTTCAGCATCGATTGCAGCAGTGGTTGCAAATGTTGGTAGTGGTGTAGGAGTTTCTATAACAAACTTAAACTCATTTACAGCATCTCAATTAACTCAAAATTCAGATTTAGCAACTTATACTGGAAGTGTTGAAACAAGATTGACTCAAATAGGTGTAGTAAGTGGTTCATTGATTAGTTCAGCATCAGCTGCTAAAACAACAAATGATTCACAAGACGTTTCAATAACAAACTTAAATACATTTAGTGCAAGTGTAAACACTTCGTTAAGTAATTTAAATAGTACAACTGCAAGTTTAAATACTTCAGTAGCAGCGCTAAATAGTTCATCTGCATCTCAACAAGTTAGTATTGATGCATTAAACACATTTAGTGGTTCTTCTTTAACTAGATTATCTAACTTAGAATCTACATCTGCAAGTGTAAATGTATCAATCGCAGCATTAAATAGTTCATCTGCGTCACAACAATTATCATTAGATAACTTAAACTCAAAGAGTGGTTCATACGCAACTACCGGTTCGAATGTATTTTATGGTACTCAAACCATAAGTGGTTCAGTTAATGTAAGTGGTTCTACCAACTTTGGTGGGGCAGTAGCAGTTAATGATTCTAATATGAACTTAACTAATAGTTCATCATTAAACTTAACAAATGGTTCTTCAATCTATGTTAATGGTAGTGGTGTAATTAGTGGTTCTATCGTAGGAATTGGAAATGTAACAGCATTCAGTACATCGGTTGACGCAAGATTAAACGCATTATCAACTGATAGTGGTTCTCAAGCTCAAAGATTATCAAGTTTAGAAGCAACAAGTGCAAGTTTAAACACATCGGTAAGTAATTTAAATACAACTTCTGCAAGTGTAAACGCATCAATTGCAGCTTTAAACTCATATACTTCTTCAAACACATCTACAACTGCATTAAACGCATTCACCGCATCTGCAAACGAAAGATTTACAGAGATTGGTGTAGTAAGTGGTTCGTTGATTTCTTCAGCATCAGCTGCAAAAACAACAAATGATTCACAAGATGTAAGTATTTCTAACTTAAATACATTTAGTGGTTCACAATTAACAAAAGATTCTACATTAGCAACTTATACCGGTTCAGTTGAAACAAGATTAACTGAAATTGGAGTTGTAAGTGGTTCATTGATAGCATCAGCATCGACTGCAAAAACAACAAACGACACACAAGATGTTAGATTAACAAACTTAGAATCTACTTCTGCAAGTGTTAATATTTCAGTTTCTAATATAAATTCATTCAGTTCGTCAGTTTTAACTAGATTAACAGAAATTGGAGTTGTAAGTGGTTCATTAATCGTTTCAGCATCAACTGCTAAGACTACAAACGACGCACAAGATGTTTCAATAAGTAACTTAAATACATTTAGTGGTTCATCTTTAACTAGATTTACAAATTTAGAATCTACATCTGCAAGTGTAAATGTATCAATTGCAGCATTAAATTCTTATACATCTTCTAATACTTCTACAAACGCATTAAACGCATTTACTGCATCTGCAAACGAAAGATTTAGTGAAATAGCAATCGTAAGTGGAAGTTTGATAGCATCAGCAAGTGCAGCAGCAATCGCAGACGCAAATCAAAATACATTTACACAATCTGCAAATGTTAGATTAAGTAATTTAGAATCAACTTCTGCAAGTGTTAATACATCGGTATCTAATATAAATGTATTTACACAATCCGCAAATGTTAAGTTAAGTAATTTAGAATCAACTTCTGCAAGTGTAAATACTTCATTATTCAATATCAACTCATTTACAGAATCTGCAGATGTTAGATTGGATAATTTAGAATTAAAATCTGCAAGTGTAGATGTTTCAATATTCAATATTAACTCAGCAACTGCAAGTTTAAATACTTCAGTAAGTAATTTGAATAGTACAAGTGCAAGTTTAAATACTTCAATATTTAACATAAATGGTACAACTGCAAGTTTAAATACTTCGGTAGCAGCATTAAATACTTATTCGGCTTCATTAAAAACAGCATTTGAATTTACTGGTTCTAATGTAGTGGTAATTGGCGACTTAGTTGTTAAAGGTACAACTACATCGGTAGAATCTAATACAATTCAATTAGGTGATAACATTATTGAATTAAATGGTACAGGAGCAGCAAATGGTGGATTATTAGTTAAAGACCCAACTGCACCTAATACGGTAAGTGGCTCTTTACTTTGGGATTCAACAAATGATTACTGGAAGGCGGGAGCAGCTGGAGCTGAAAGTAAAGTTCTTTTAGCAGGTGGTGATGGTGTAGTAAGTGGTTCGTCTCAGATTACAATTTCTGATACAACCGGATACACATCATTCAGTTCTTCAATCGCAACTAATTTTAGTGCAAGTGTAGCAAGTGTAGACGCATTATCTGCAAGTGTATCAAGTGTAACTGGTCAATTTAGTTCATCGGTAGCAACTTCATTCTCACAATCGGCATATAATTTAAATCAATTATCTGCAAGTGTAGCAAGTGTAACAGGAGATTTTAGTTCTTCGGTGGCAACATCGTTTAGTGCAAGTGCAGCATCTCAATTATTATTGAGTTCTTCATTCGCAACTTCTCAAACTACACAAAATGGTAGATTAGATTTATTAGAAATTACATCTGGAAGTTTAAATTCATTTACTTCTTCGATTAACACTACTATTAAAACTAAATTAGACGCTGAAAATGTTGTAAGTGGAGCATCACAAATCAATATTGTAGATTTAGCTGGATATAGTGATTACAATGATAATATTTTATTAGAATTTAGTGCAAGTAATGCAAGTATAACTCAATTATCTGCAAGTGTTGCAAGTGTAACTGGAGATTTCAGTTCATCGGTAGCAACTTCATTTAGTGCAAGTGCGGCAAGTTTAACATCATTAAGTTCTTCAATAAATGTATCATTCTCAGCATCACAAGCGGTACAAGATAGTAGATTGGGATTATTGGAAATATCAACTGGAAGTTTAAATTCATTCACTTCTTCAATTGATACTACAATCAAAACTAAGTTAGATGTTGAAACGGTTGTAAGTGGTTCATCACAAATTGATATAACTGCAACTACTGGATTTACTACATTTAGTTCATCAATTGAGACAAGAATATCAATAATAGACGGAGGAACATATTAATAATAAATAAAGAATAAATAGAAATATATGGCAACAAATAATCCAACATCATCGATTTTACTGAAACGTTCAGGTGTAGCCGGTTCGGTTCCTACAACGGCATCGCTGCAGGTAGGTGAAATAGCGTTAAATACCTATGATGGTAAAGCGTTCTTACACAAGTCTGGTTCAACCGATGAGGTAGTAGAATTCGTAGTAGCTGGGGCGAAAGTAACGGGTTCAATTAGTCTTACTGGAGCAGTTAGTGCATCGATAGTATCGGCATCTTACTTAGTAGGTGATGGTGCAGGAATTACAGGGGTAACTGCATCGATGAGACCGGATGATTTCGATTTTAATTCGGAACCATTTGCAGGAACAATAGGATACATTCAAGGTAGTGGTTCTCTATACAAAGTTGCAACAACTGAAAACCAAATAGATTTCAGATATAATGATGTAACTATTGCAACTATTACAACTGCACAAGGATTTAGTGGTTCATTATACGGAATTGGTGATGTATTAGCATTTAGTGGTTCGGTTCATGGTAGATTATATCAATTAGAACTTTCAGCATCATTTGGCCCAGATTCAGGAGAATTTTAATATTCATAAAAAATTATAATAGAAACCCCTCATAGTAGGGGTTTTTCTTTTTATAATATATTTATGTTTGTAGTATATACTACATTTGTTGTTAAATAACTTAAATAAAAGGCCACATGGCATCAATTGTTCAACTGAAACGTTCTGCGTTATCAGGAAAGGTACCTGGTACGGGTTCATTAGACTTAGGAGAATTAGCGGTAAATACCTACGATGGTAAAATTTACTTTAAAAAATCAGGTTCGGTTGAATCGATTCAAACTATTGTAACAACAAATGCAGTAATTACAGGTTCTATTATAGCGGATTCGTTTAGTGGTTCTATTGCAGCAACCAATGGTGTAGTTAGTGGTTCTTCACAAATAATATCGATATTAAATCCACTAAATTCATTTACTCAATCATATTTTACGGATAGTGCAAGTTTTGATAGTAGAATACTTGCGGCAGTAAACCCAACGGATGCAGCAACTACGGGTTCAAATACATTTGTAGGAAATCAAACTATTAGTGGTTCTTTAAGAGCAACTTTAACTGGTTCATTTGGTTCATTACAAGTAAACGATACACTTACCGTTAATCATGGTATTAGTGTAATAAGTGGTTCTTTGGGTGTAACATCGGACTTAACAGTTTTGGGAGCAGTTAATGCAAGACAATTTAATATTTCTGTAATTTCATCATCTGTCCTTTTTGAAAGTGGTAGTTCTAATTTCGGTAATTCATCCGATGATACTCACACATTTACAGGTTCAGTTAATGTAAGTGGAAGTGTTACGGCAATAAGTTTCGTTGGTGATGGTTCCGGATTGACTGGAATGGTAGTAGATTTATCAACTGCACAATTAAATGATGTGGATGGAAATAACATCCCACCACGTTCATTTGCAGAATTATTTGTAGCATGTGCAGTTGCAGAAATAGTAGATTTAGATTTTGGAATATAATTGATATTTATAAGAAATATAATATAAGTAAATGGCAACATTAATATTAAATAGTACACAAACACCGGTAACTACACAAGGTCAGTTGGAATTCAATACAGACAAAAACACATTAGTTGTAGGTAATGGTGCAGCTGAAATCAGTATGGCCACAACCGGTTCTAACACATTTACGGGAAATCAAACAATAAATGGTTCGGTAAATGTAACCGGTATAATAACTGCAAACGAATTTCATGTAACATATGTAACGGCATCTGCGGCATTTACTTCTGGTTCTACAAAGTTTGGAGATACGGATGACGATATACATCAATTTACCGGAAGTGTTGACATAAAAGGTGATGTTAAAATAGCAACATTACCAACCGATTCAAATACAACAGTTGTAACTTATAATACTACAACAAAACAATTAGGATATAACACAGTTGCAGGCCCACAAGGAGAAAGTGGTACAAGTGGAGTTAGTGGAACAAGTGGCACATCGGGAGTTAATGGCACATCGGGAGTTAGTGGAACGAGTGGTACATCCGCAATAGATGGTACAAGTGGCACTAGTGGAGAAAGTGGCACTAGTGGAACGAGTGGAGAAAGTGGCACTAGTGGAACGAGTGGCACGTCTGCAATAGATGGCACGAGTGGTACAAGTGGCACGAGTGGTATTGATGGCACAAGTGGAGTAAATGGAACGAGTGGAGTAGATGGTACAAGTGGCACAAGCGGTGTCGATGGTACAAGTGGCACAAGTGGTGTCGATGGTACAAGTGGAGTTAGTGGCACGAGTGGAGAAAGTGGCACTAGTGGAGAAAGTGGAACAAGTGGTACATCGGGAGTAAACGGAACGAGTGGTGTAAATGGCACATCGGGAGTAAACGGAACAAGTGGTGTAAATGGTACAAGTGGAGTTAGTGGCACGAGTGGCACAAGTGGTGTCGATGGAACGAGTGGTACGAGTGGCACAAGTGGTACGAGTGCAATAGATGGCACGAGTGGTACAAGTGGCACTAGTGGTATAGATGGAGTTAGTGATAGATTTGCAACTACATCAACTACAATAAATGATATATCAGTGGGTCTTAAAACATTTGAAATAGAAACCGGATTACAATGGACACCTGGTCAATTAGCAATTATAGGTGTTGAAGACGATGGTACACGATTTATGAGAGCTATTGTTATATCGTATGATGATACCACCGGTTATATTGAAGTTAATGTAACATCAATTGAAGAAGGTGCAGGCCCAACAGAGAATATATCAAACTGGCAAATAAATGTAACAACCGCAGCTGGTTCGGTTTTTGAAATACCAGGATTTGCAGATTACAATGATAGTTTATTAACTACGTTTGAAGGTAAAGAGGAAGTAGCTTCGGCAACCCATACATTAGTATCAGGTTCATCACAAATTGTATATACAGACATTTCTTCAATACCGGCCGGAATTATAAGTTCTTCGGCACAATTGAATAATACAACTATTACAAATTTAACTGTTACAAATTTGACAACCGTTAACCAAACATCAAGTATATTATTTACTAGCGGTTCAACTAGACATGGTGATTTTGGAAACGACACACATTCGTTCACAGGTTCACTTCAATTATCAGGTAGTTTATCGGTAATTATTTCAGAAGGTACGACTGAAACAAATATATTAGTAGCAGATGCAAGTGGTAATGTAAAAACAAGAAGTAATTTAGATTTAACTGGTCAATCGGGTACAAGTGGCACATCCGGCGTTAGTGGTACAAGTGGTCATAATGGTGTAAATGGTACAAGTGGAGTTAGTGGCACGAGTGGCACAAGTGGAGGAAGTGGCACACATGGTACAAGTGGAGTTAGTGGCACAAGTGGTGTGGATGGTACAAGTGGAGTTAGTGGTACAAGTGGCACCAGCGGTGTAAATGGCACAAGCGGTGTAAACGGTACAAGCGGAGTAAATGGAACAAGCGGTGTAAATGGTACAAGTGGAGTTAGTGGCACGAGTGGCACATCAGGAGTTAATGGTACAAGTGGCACATCGGGAGTAAATGGTACAAGTGGAGTTGATGGAGTTAATGGCACAAGTGGTGTTAGTGGTACAAGTGGAATAAACGGATTAAACGGCACTAGTGGAGTTAGTGGCACAAGCGGTGTAAATGGTACATCAGGAATTAATGGTGCACCAGGTACAAGTGGAGTTAGTGGCACATCGGGAGTTAATGGTTCACCGGGTACGAATGGAACATCAGGAGTTAATGGTGGAAATGGTACAAGCGGTACAAGTGGTGTTAATGGTACGAGTGGAGTTAACGGAGGAAATGGAACAAGTGGCACATCCGGAGTTAACGGAGGAAATGGAACAAGTGGCGTTAATGGTGGAAATGGTACAAGTGGCACAAGTGGTGTTAATGGTGCACCAGGTAGTAATGGAACAAGTGGTGTTAATGGTGCACCAGGTAGCAATGGAACAAGTGGTGTTAATGGTGCACCAGGTAGCAATGGAACAAGTGGTGTCAGCGGAACCAGTGGAGTAAATGGTGGATTTACCACCAATTCAAATGCACAAGTAAATTCATTGGGTGTTGGAACAGCAGCAACTACTAATGCTGGTGAAATCGTAGCTACCGGAAACATCACAGCATACTATTCAGATAGGAGATTAAAAAAGGATATAGAAAAGATATCAGATGCATTATCTAAATTACAAAAAATAAATGGTGTATTCTATACTCAAAACGAATTAGCAGAGGAATTTGGATATAACGATTATTCTAAACAAGTCGGAGTAATTGCGCAAGAAATTGAAGAAGTATTACCTGAAGCAGTTGCATTTGCACCATTTGATAGAGATGAAAATAATAATTCAAAATCAGGTGAAAATTATTTGACTGTTAGATATGAAAAAATAGTTCCACTTTTAATTGAATCTATAAAAGAATTATTAAATAGAGTAGAAAATTTGGAAAAGTAAGATATATTTAGTATGTTTGTTACAATATGAGAAAAAAAAAGTTACTTTATGTGTGTCCACATCTTTCTACTGGTGGACAACCTCAATATACATACAAACAAATAAAACACTTTATCAATGATTTTGAAATAGAAGTTGTTGAAATAAATAATAGTGGTGGGGATACATATGTAGTTCAAAAAAATAGAATAAAATCAATAGTAAAGGTTTATACATTGGGAGATGATAAATCGGAAATACTAAGTGTAATAAATCAAGCTAACCCTGACATCATACATTTTCAGGAAATACCAGAATTTCATTTAGCTCCTTTTATTTTAGACCAAATTTTTACAAAAAATAGAAATTACTTTATAGTAGTAACTACACATAGTTCATTTACAAATCCACATGAAATAATTTATCAACCCGATAGATATGTTTTGGTATCTGAATGGAGTAGGCAACAATTCATTGGTACTGGTGTTGAAACTATGTTATGGGAATATCCAATCGAAGAATATACATTTGATAAGGAAGTTGCACAAGTTGAATTAGAATTAGACCCAATTTGGAAGCATGTACTAAATGTAGGATTGTTTACACCGGGTAAAAATCAAAGTGAAGTATTTGCAATAGCAAGACAATTTGAAAAGTATAAAATTAAATTCCACTTTGTTGGTAACCAAGCTATAAATTTTGAAGATTATTGGAAACCATTAATGAATGATAAGCCTGAAAATTGTGTGATATGGGGAGAACGTGATGATGTGGATACTTTCTACGTAGCATGTGATATGTTTTATTTTAGTTCTAAATTAGAATTAAATCCATTATCAATTAAAGAAGCATTGAGTTATAAATTACCATCTATATTCAGGAAACTACACACTTATTTAAATACATATGATGATAATGATTTGGTAACTTATATTGATGATGATTTAAAATCAACTAAACAAATTATAATAGAAAAACTTAATCCTGAATTAAATGATATATGATAATTTAATAAAAAACAAAAATAACAAAATAAATATAGAAAACAAAGTTTATTATCACTTTGTCAATGGCCCTTTTGTAGAAATTAAAGGAAACAAAGAAGCTCAATATAGAGTTGAATTCATAGATACCGATACTGACAATATTGTTTATACAACAAATATTAAAAATAATTGTTGGTGTAAATGTAATAAAGAGTATTTTATTAATTGGAAAATCAAAATATATGAAAATGAAAACGTTTGGTTTGAACATTCATATAATGCGGAAAATAAAAAAGTCTATATTGCATTGGATTCTAAATCATTGGGTGACACTTTGGCTTGGTTTCCGTATTTAGAAGAATTTAGAAAAAAGCATAATTGTAAATTAATTGTATCAACTTTTATGAATGAATTATTTTTAGATGGTTATGCTAATATAGAATTTATAAAACCAGGTGATATTGTGTCCGATTTATATGCAATGTATTGTATAGGTGTATTTTACAATGATAATAGCTCTATTAATTTATTTAAAAATCCAACTGACCCAAAAAAGGTTACACTTCAAAAAATGTGTTCTGATATTTTAGGATTAGAATATATAGAAATACGTCCAAATATATACACATCTTATAAAAAACAAGTATGTATTGGTATTCATGGTACCGCTCAATCTAAATTTTGGAATAACCCTAATGGCTGGCAAGATGTAGTAGATTGGTTGAATGGTAGAGGGTATAATGTAAAATTATTATCAAAAGAGGGTGATAACTATATGGGTAATAAACTTCCAGATGGTATAGTAAAACACCCAAATGGCCCTATTGAATTAGTTATGGATGAAATGTTAAAATCCAAAGCATTTATTGGAATCGGTAGCGGGTTGAGTTGGTTAAGTTGGAGTTTAAATATCCCCACCATATTAATTAGTGGATTTTCATATGAATGGGCAGAAATGAAAGATTGTATTAGAATAACTGCACCCAATGAAGTATGTCAAGGATGTTTTAATAGATATAAATTGGATATTAATGATTGGAATTGGTGTCCGGAACACAAAGGAACTGAGCGTGAATTTGAATGTAGCAAACGTATCACATCAGAAATGGTAATAAAAGAATTGGAAAAGTTTTTATAATTGTAAAAATCATTTATAAGTTATATTTATATAAAATAACATTATAAATGGCACTACCATACGGAGAAATATCATTTAGAGATTTCAATTTAGATAGAAGTTTACCACCTTCACAAACAATTACCATGACAAATGCAGCTGCAGCATATGGTGTTTCATATGGTGTAGACGGTTCAAATCCCATTTCAATGGATGAATTTTGGCAAGGACAAGTTATATTTAACACATATACTGGTTGTGGTAGAGGAAATACATTCGGTGAAGTTTGTGGTGATGCAACTATTGGCAATAGAACATTTTATTCAAACATCGGCCCCTTTGATTTTGCAGAAGGTGCATATGTTTATGTAGACCAATATCCCAATGTATTAATAGGATACGACTATGTATATATAAATGGTGCTACATGGAGAATTGATAATGCTCAAGGATATATAATAGAATATGCGGGAGATTTTCAATGTTAAAATATAATTTTTAAAATTCATAACATTTACTAAACCTTTCTATATTTATAGTTGTATTATAAAATATTTTATAAACGTACTAAAAAAAAGGTAAACTAAATGGGACTTAAATTTAGACGTGGGACAACCGCACAACAATCAGGTTCGTTAGCATTCGGAGAACCATATGTGAACACCACATTGGGAACATTAGTAGTCGGCGGCCCCAACGGCGACATCGTATTAGGAGCTTCTGGAACAGGAAGCACAGGAAACTTTGGAGCAATTTCAGGTTCCGGTTTAGACATCACAGGAAATGCAAATATTGCGGGTAATTTAACTTTAGGTGGAAAATTAACAATCGGTGATAATACATCCGACACTGTTAATGTAGTTGCATCTTTAAGTTCATCACTTATACCTTCAGTAACAAATGCATTTGATTTAGGTTCTGAAGATTATTTCTGGAGAGACCTTTACATCTCAACTGGTTCAATTAAATTTGTTGGAGCAGCAGGAACGGTAGTAGGTACATTATCTAATGCAGCTAATGGGATGGTATTGGATTCAGGATTGATTGCAAATGGTAATAGTTCATTTGGAACATCATCTTTAGCAATAACATCTGTAACTGGTTCATTAAGAATCACTGGTTCATTAAGAAATGGTGGTGAAGATTTGGTAGCAACCGGTCAAATATCTCATGCCGAAGGACTTCGTGCTAGAGCAACTGGAGTTGCATCTCATGCCGAAGGACATAATACGCATGCACATGGAGAATATTCACACGCAGAAGGAGATAGTACGAGTGCATCGGGTTCTTCATCTCACACTGAAGGTGGATTTACTAGAGCAACAGCAACTGCAGAATATGCACACGCCGAAGGATATGCTACATACGTTGAAGCTATAGCAGGACACGTTGAAGGACAATCTACGGTAGTATATGCAAATGCACGTGGCGGACACGCTGAAGGTAACCACACTGATGTTTATGATGAATATGGACACGCTGAAGGTGAATTTACAATGACAAATGCAAGAGGTGCCCACTCTGAAGGTTGGTATTCTATGGCAACTGGTCAACACGCTCATGCTGAAGGTAGTAGAACAATTGCACAAGGAACAGGTTCACACGCCGAAGGTAGTGGTTCTTGGGCTGAAGCACATTATTCACATGCATCTGGCATCGGAACAAAGGCATCGGCAGTTGGTCAATCGGTAGTAGGTAAATTTAACGTTGTTGATAATACAACATCTTTATTTGTAATAGGTAATGGTACAAGTGATACTAATAGAAGTGATTTATTTTTAGCAGAGGCAGGTGGTATACAAATATCTGGGTCATTAACAATGAGTGGTTCGATTTTACCATCAGTATCTAATGCATTTGATTTGGGTAGTTCGACTAAATTTTGGAGAGATTTATTTATTTCAACCGGTTCAATTAAATTCGTTGGAGCAGCAGGAACGGTAGTAGGTACATTAACTAATGTTGGTAATGGATTGAGTTTAGATAGTGGTATAATCGCAAATGGTAATAGTTCATTTGGTACATCATCTTTAGCAATAACATCTGTAACCGGTTCATTGGCGGTTAATGGTAGAATAATCGCAACTTCTATTACTGGAGCAATTGCAGCAACAAATGGTGTAATTTCTGGTTCTTCTCAATTAACAAGCTCACTTGATGATAGATATTTAAATGTAGGAGGAGACTCAGTAGTAAGTGGTTCATCTCAAATAACATTGAGTTCAACAACCGGATTCTCAGATTATTCAACATCAGTAGATAGTAGAATTACAACCGAAAAAGGTAGAGTAGACGCAATCTTATTAGCAGCAGACGCAGATAAGGATACATTTGCAGAAATCGTAACCTTAATTAATTCGGTAGATACTACAAACGATAATGCATTTGCATCATTCTATACTGCAAGTGTTGGTAGATTAAATAATTTAGAATCAACTTCTGCAAGTGTAAACATTTCGGTAAGTAATTTAAATACATTTAGTGGTTCAGCATTAACAAGATTATCGGCATTAGAAGTTGAAACGGCTAATTTGGAATCATTCACATCTTCAATCAACACAACTATTAAGAGTAAGTTGGATGCAGATGGTGTAATTAGTGGTTCTTCACAATTAACTACAACATTCGATGCTAGATACCTAAATACAGGTGGTGATTCAGTAGTTTCTGGTTCATCACAAATAGCACACGATTCAACAACTGGATATTCTGCAAACAGACATATCGACCACACCGCAGTATCAATTTCAGCAGGTAGTGGTTTAACAGGTGGTGGTGATATAAGTGCAACTAGAACACTTTCTATCGCATCTGGTGGTGTTACAAATGATATGTTAGCTGGTTCAATTGCAAATGCTAAATTAACTAACTCATCAGTAACTGTAACTGCAGGAACTGGTCTGAGTGGTGGTGGAGCAGTTGCTTTGGGAAGTTCAGTAACTTTAAGTAACGCCGGTGTAACATCAAACGTTGCAGGTACGGGTGTAACAGTAAGTGGAGCAACCGGAGCAGTAACAATCTCAATCGGCCAGGCAGTAGCTACATCTAGTGATGTTAGATTTGCTTCGATTGGTGTTGGCATGGCAGCAAGTGGAACATCTGGTAGAATTGACGCAGCAAATGATGTTGTGGCATACTCTTCTTCAGATAGAAACTTTAAAGAGAACATCACTCCAATCGAAAATCCAATTGAAAAAATCAAAAAGATTAGTGGTAACACTTATGATTGGAAAGCAGAATTAAAAGATGTACACGGATATGAAGGAAACGATGTGGGTGTAATCGCACAAGAAATTGAAGAAGTATTACCTCAAATCGTAACTACAAGAGATAATGGATATAAGGCGGTTAAATACGAAAAATTAGTAGCATTATTAATTGAAGGTATTAAAGAGCAACAAATCCAAATCGATAATTTAACTGCACAAGTAGAAGAATTAAAGAAACAAAAAGGTTTATAATTAATGTATGATGTATACTACACCACCGCTGGAGGACCCTGGTTCAACAGCGGTGCTGATATATGGGTAACTGATTGGATAAAAGAAGTGGCTCCTAACTTAGAAGTTAAGCCACTTCTTCTTTTCCATAGGAAGAAGCCAGATAATTACGAAGAATTTCCAATTGATATTGACCACATTTGGGAAACAAATGAGTTAGTTATTGATGAAATTTTAAAAGGTGCAAGAAAAATTCATATATTACATGGTCATTATACTCCAACAACTGCCATACATAATAATTTAGATAAAATCGATTCAATCGTATTTCATAATTTGACAAAGGTATCAATGTTGTCACAGATGGGTAAAGATGAATACCTTCATTGGTATGGTAATTGGGAATATGAAAATCAGTTAATAAATAAAATTAAAAATAAAGTTTGGGTAGGGTTGTATCATTTTCCATATGAAACAGAAAATTTACACCATATTCCAAATTATTATGAATTTAAAAATAATAAAGAACTTTCTAACTCAACGGAGATAGGATATGCAGCAAGAGTAGAAGGTAGAAAGAATGTTGAATATATTGATGGAATGGGTGGATACATTTTCACAAATTCAGAAACATTCAACAAATATTATAAAAAGAAATATGGATACAAATTTGAAAAATCAAAAGTTTACAAATTTGATTACAAACATAAAGAAAAGTTCTACGGACTTGATTGGGGAATATCTCATTCTTGCTTTGAATTTGAACCATTTGGATACGGAATTTTTGAAGCAGTGGATTGGGGTAAACTTCCAATACTACATGAAAGATGGCACGTACCACTTGATTATAAATACAAAGCGACTGACAAGGAAACATTTAAACAAGCCTACGAAACGATTTGTAACGATGATTATGAAACCCGTAAAACGGAGTTTCAAAAACTGAAAGATTGGATGATACAATATTTTGGAAACAAAGATGTGTGGAAACAAAAACTTTTAGATATTTATAGGGAGAATAATATATAAAAATATGCCAAGGACAAACTTATCATTAGGAAATTTATTTAGAGCCGTTAGTGGTTCTGCAAGAAGTGGACAAGTATCATTAGGTGGACTATCAGGAACTGCTACAAATAGTTCTATGATAGGATTTGCAACCGATTCGATTACTGTAACACCTCCTACATTTACATATATAGTAGAAAGTACAACTGAGAATGCAAATTTTACGTTTGCATCTACGGGTTCTTTGTTTTATTCAAAAGTACAACAACAATATAATAACTATACTTGTTCTTTTAATAATTCAAATTTTTCAACAGGTAGTAGAACTGTATTAAATGGCCCAACAATATTTCCAATAACTCCGGCAGCAGTAGGAACGACTACATATTCGGAAGCATCGGCTACTTTAACTATGGCATATGCTGATGGATATAATCTAAACGCTACTAACTATGGTTCGGCAACAACAAAAGTATTATACGCAGTAGATGTTTACAATACTATTAACGAACCTGATTTTTGTTTATTATTCGGTACACAAATTGAATTGGCAAATGGTACAATGGTAAATGTTGAAGATTTGAATGTTGGTGACCAAATTAAATCTTGGGTACCTGCAGGACTACCGGATGAAACACAAGACCCGGAAAGTGATGAAGTTGAATGGAGATTTTATCATTCGGAAGTATTATCAGGTTCAGCACAAATTGTAACTGTTAGTGATTTGACTTTTAATTTCGCAGAAGGATATTTCTCACTTAATAATGGTCTAATTAAAGCAACCGAAACTCACCCATTATATGTTTGGGATAATGAGATTGGAAAATATAAATTCAAAAATGTAGGTGATATATTGCCTGGAGATAGATTGGTAATGCAAGATGAAACCGAAGTTGAAGTTGTTGATATAGAAATAGTAAGAGAAGATGTTGAAATTGTAACTGTAAATGTGGAAAATGCCGATGTGTATATTTCAAATGGTTTAATTTCTCACAACAAAGGAACAACAACACAACCAGCAATACCTGCAAGTGGTTTAAGAATGTATTTAGACCCATCTAAAGCATTGTCAACTGGTGGAACAGATACTGCGGATTGGTTAGATTTAAGTGGATACAATACAGGTGTTAGACCTGCAGGTGTTTCAAATGCAGCGGGAATAAGTGGTGGTAATCCATCATATAATGCGGGAGCAAGTAGAAAAGAAAAGTATTGGTCATTATCATCAAATAAGTTTTGGTATAAAGATGGAACGACTAACATAAATGGTGGATATACACAATTCAATACATCGGCATATTCGGTTGTAGCTTGGGTTAGATTTACATCACATCCTGCAAATGGATATTATCAAATTTTTGGTAAACAAAATAGTGGTGGAACAAGAGAAATTGCATTGTATTTAAATTCAAATGGTAGTGGTACTTATTTCATACATGATGGAACATCTGTACAATTTAATAGTAATACATTTACACTATCTACAAACGTTTGGTATATGATTTCTTATACTGCAGCATTGAATGGTACAAACGTTGCTTATATGGATTCTACATCAAGAGGAACGGTATCAAATGGTTCAAAAGATTACACAACATCTGCTTTAATTCAAGTTGGTGGTGGGTATGGTGATAATAACTATTATTTCAATGGACAATTAGGACCTGTATTATTCTATAACACACAATTAAATTCGACAAACATAACAAATATATACAACTATTTCTCACCAACCTACAAATAAAATAATTGTTGTTTTGGGTTGAAATATTATATTTATATTGAGAATTAATAAATTTAAATTAAAGCATATAAAATGGCAGAAAAAATGGTATCACCAGGTGTTTTCACTAGAGAAAACGACCTTTCATTCTTACAACAAGGTGTAGCAGAAATAGGTGCAGCATTCATAGGCCCTTTCAATGAAGGACCAGTAGTTCCAACAATTGTAAATTCACAAGCTGAATTCGAACAATTATTTGGAGCAGCTGATGGAACATATTATACCCCATTAGCAGTACAAAATTATTTAAGAGAAGCAGGAACTGCAACTATTTGTAGAGTAGCCGGAGTTGGTGGATACACCGAAGTAGCACCGTTGTTATTAAAAGCAACATCGGGTTCAGTATCAGCTAGTTTGGGTATTTTATTTAATACATCTACCAATAATAATGTTGGTTTTGGTGGAACTACACCAACCACTGCAAATGATTTAGGAGATGGTACTTTTAAATTAGTAACGGATAGTGGAAGTTTATCAATATCGGCTTCTTTAGATTCATCCGATGGAAATGACATTGAAGCTGTATTTGGAACTTCTCCATTTGGCGCTAAAACGGCATATTCATACGCATTCTTCAAAAATAGTTCGGCTATAAATTTTGCAAGTGGAGTTTCAATAACTGCATCTGTATTAGGAAACCAATCGTTCACAATGGATGCACAAGAAGCACAGACTCCAATAATCGAATCACAATTGATAAGTGGTCAAAGATTTAATCTTTTCCAATTTGAAACATTGGGTGTTGGTAATTCTACAAATACAAAAATAAAAGTTGGTATTACAAATATTAAAGCAGCTGGTAGTGTAAATGGTACCGATTATGGAACATTTACGGTAGTTGTTAGAGCATATGGTGATACTGATAAGAAAAAGACTGTATTAGAAACTTGGTCTAACGTAAACTTAGACCCTAATTCTCCAAACTTTATTAGTAGAGTGATTGGTGATAGAAAATTATCAATTGATTCTTTCGGTAAAATAACAGAAACAGGTGATTGGGTTAATAACTCAAAATATATTAGAATTAAAGATTTAAATGTAAATGCACCGGTTCAAGCCGTTCCATTCGGACACGAATCATATCATTCAATCGTATCAGGTTCAGCTGGAATGTTATCATTGATACCACCTGTATCATTCTCAACTGGTTCAGTTGCACAATCTGGTTCAACATTATTCCCTGGTATAGATTTGGATAATAATAGTGATAATAAACTATATATGAGACCGATTCCAAATGGTGCATCAAACGCAGTTAATCCAGAATTTGGATTAGATACGGTTTCTCAAAATAATTTAGTAGTTGGTGATTCTAGAGCACAATTTGTTGTAGCATTTCAACATGGATTTGACGGAATGAGTCCAGCAACTCCAATTTACAAAGGTTCAGACATTTCTGCAGGAAACACACAAGGATTTAATTTATCATCACCATCTGCATCCGGTTCAATTGCATATATGAAAGCAATCAACGCTTTATCAAATGCAGATGAATTTGATATCAATATGGTTGTAGCACCTGGTGTTACGAAGAATGACCACTCATATATACATACTGCAATTGTTGATATGGTTGAACAAAGAGCAGACGCATTCTTCATTACCGAAATGGGTGATTCTGATTTAGCGTTATCTACAACAATCACTAAAGCAGGTGAATTGGACACAAACTACGCAGCAACTTATTATCCTTGGGTTAAAACAATCGATATTAATACAAATAAATTAATCACAGTTCCACCATCAGTATTACTTCCAGGTGTATTCGCAGCAAACGATAGAGTAGCAGCAGAATGGTTCGCACCGGCAGGTTTGAATAGAGGTGGATTGGTAGGAGCAGTTAGTGTATTGAATAGATTAACTCAATCTGAAAAAGATGAATTATATGAAGGTAAAGTAAACCCAATCGTACAATTCCCAGGACAAGGTATCGTAGTATTTGGACAAAAAACATTACAAGACAAACCATCAGCATTAGACAGAATCAATGTGAGAAGATTGTTGTTAACTGTAAGAAAATATATCGCATCTACTTCAAGATATTTAGTATTTGAACAAAATACTTCTGAAACAAGAAATAGATTCTTAAATATCGTTAACCCTTATTTAGAGTCAATTCAACAAAGACAAGGTTTGTACGCATTCCGTGTTGTAATGGATGATTCAAATAATACTCCTGATGTAATTGATAGAAACATTATGAAAGGTGCTATCTACTTACAACCAACTAAGACCGCTGAATTCATTCAAATTGATTTCAACATCTTACCAACCGGAGCAGCATTTAACGCATAATTTAGAAAACAGATATTTATATAAAAGAATTAAAAAATAAAGTAAAATGCCAGAAATATTAGAGTTTGATAAAATGTTCTATAAGAATTTTGAACCAAAGTTAGGTAATAGATTCATTATGGAAATAAATGGTATAGAATCATATATCATCAAAACTGCGAATAGACCTACATTCACATCGGAAGTTGTTGAATTAGACCATATCAATGTAAAGAGAAAGATTAAAGGAAAGTCTACATGGGATGATGTTACTATCACTCTTTATGACCCAATTGTACCATCTGGTGCACAGCAAGTTATGGAGTGGGTTAGACAATCACATGAGTCATTAACGGGTAGAGATGGATACGCTGCTTTCTATAAAAAAGATGTTACGTTCTTTTTATTAGGGCCAGTTGGTGATAAAGTAGAACAATGGACTTTAAAAGGTGCATTTATCAACTCAGCAAACTTTGGTGAATTGGATTGGGCATCAAACGACCCATTGTCAATTGAATTGACTTTATCTTACGATTACGCTATATTAGAATACTAATCTAAATAAAATTATAAAACAAAGGGGTACCCACAAAGTATCCCTTTTTTATTTTTTGAAAAACATAATATATATAATAAAGACAAAAGTTATATTATGGAACAACAAAATGTAGAACAACAAGTTACTAGAGGTTTAGGTGGATTTCAACAACAAGGACAAAAATCATACCCATTTCCAACCGAAGTTATTAGTTTACCATCAAAAGGATTAGTTTACTCAGAAACGTCACCATTATCAAAAGGTGAAGTTACTGTGAAACTATTAACTGCAAAAGAAGAAGATATTCTCACTTCCACTAATCTAATTAGAAAAGGAATTCAATTAGATAAATTATTAGAAAGCATTATAGTTGATTCATCTATCAATATTGGTGATTTAATCATTGGTGATAAAAATGCAATATTAATTGCAAGTAGAATATTAGCATTTGGCCCAGAATATACCATAACGGTAAATGACCCATCAGAAAATACTCCGGTAGAAGTAACTGTTGATATGTCAAAACTTTCTATAAAAGAAGTAGATGAAAGTAAACTAAATAGAAACAATGAATATGAATTTGTTCTTCCAAAAACAAATACTCCTATTAAGTTTAAAATAATGACACATAGTGATGAATTGGTTATTGCAAAAGATGTGGAAGCAAGTGAAAAAATATCTAAACAAGGAAACGAAATTCAAGCTCGTTATAGGAGAATCATTACCGAAGTAAATGGTAATAGAGATTTAGGATATATAAGTAATTTTGTTGCAAATCAATTATTAGCAGCCGATTCAAAAGCATTGAGAAAATATATAAACCAAATATCTCCAAATATAGATTTAGTATTTAATTATACATCTCCATTTACCGGCGAAACGGAGGCGCTGAGTGTCCCAGTAGGGATTGACTTTTTTTACCCTGCCGACTAATTATTCTCAATATTTACACAAAAAAATATTTAATTTAGTATATTCATCAAATGGTGGATTCAATTGGCATGATGTTTATTTTATGCCAGTTAAATTAAGAGAATTTTATTGGAATGAGTTGTTATCCACTAAAGAATCAGAGGCATCTGCTATGGAAAAAATAACCAATTCACCCAAAGCATCATCTACAAGAAGAAGATAAACCATTTTATTTTATATTTATATAAAAGATTATAAAGTCATGTCCAAATTAATATTCGAAAGAAATATATTTCAAAAATTATTAGATACTTTTTTTAAGGCTAAAACTAAAGGTAGTGAAGAAAAATTTATTTCTAAAATTAAATATGCAAATCCTGAATTAAGTAAAGCATTTAAAGATTTGGATGACTCAATTGTATCAGGTCAATTAAAATTAAAATCCGTATTACAAAAAAGAGGATTAGATACAACTGAAATTGATGCATTTTTAGATAAATACTACGACAAAGCATAATAAATGGCTACTAGTAAAAAATCACTTTCTAAATTAGAGCAAGAATATGCTAGAATAAATCAAGCGTCTGTAACGGATGCTAATGATGTTGCGGAAAAACTCAAAGCATTAGATAGGATTACTAAAGAGATGAAGACGCAGACCAAGTTGATGGCCGACCAACTTGATGATGCAAAAGAATATAATGGTGTTTTAAAAAGTATTGCCGGCAAAGTTGGTGAAAATAATAATTTTTACAAAGAAACTGGTAAAATATTAAACTCAACCAAAATACAAATGAATGGAATAGCATCCATTCTAAAAACAACAACAACTTTAACAAACGAACAAAAAGACGCTACATATAAAGTAGCAGGTGGATATAAAGATTCCGTATATTCTGTAACAAAAATATTAGATTCATTAATTCCTGTTAAGAAAAATAACAACGAAATTAAGGATATAATACAAAAACAAATAGAAGAACAGAAAGCATTCATAAAGACCATAGATACTACTACGGAAGATGGTAAAGACTTAAAAAAAGTATTAGAAGCACAGTTAGAAGTATTAGAAAAGATGGGCCCGGCAGCACAGGCGGCCGCACAAGATATGCAAGCTATGGGTGAAGCGGGTGAAATGTTGTCTAATACGGGATTTGGTAAAGGATTGGATAAGTTTCTAAGTGTAACTAAAAAATTTAGAGGTGGAAAGGGTGCCGGTAGTATAGGTGAAGTTGTAGGTAATTTACAAAGCAAAAGAGGTGCAGCCGGTATGTTAGGACAGGCCGGTAAAGGTATGGTTGGTATGTTGGGTGGTGTTGCACGATTCTTAGGCCCTATTGGATTAGCAACGGGTGCAATTATGGCAGCTGCAAATTTCTTTAATAGTGGAGGAGCTGCAAAAACTGCTATAAGAATGGCCGCATTGACCGGTGGAAATTTGGAAGAAGCTGGTAAAGACGCAATGAAGGGTTCTAAAGAATATAGAAATATAATCACAGAATTCAACTATGGTTTACCAAGAAAATTACAAAGACAAGCCGCAGAAGATAATTTTGAATATAATAAAAGTTTAGCAAATGATGCTTTACAATATGACCAGAGTTTAGTAAAGGATGGTATTAATTACGAAAATAGTTTACTAAAAGACCAAATCCAATTTAGACAAAACCAAGAATCACAAACATTAGATGCAAATAATGCTCGAAGAAAAGCATTGTTTACGAGTGATATGGGTAGATTTAAATCATCTATATCAGTTTCAGAAAGAGCATTACAGGCAATAGGTTCATCAACCGAAGCAGTTTTGGATACTGTAAAAAATGTTGGTATTTCATTGGCAACTGGATTATCATCTCAAATTAAATTAGCAACTGCAGCAGCTGGACTTGCATCACAATATAAATCATCGGCAGATGATGTATTATCAATGAGTAATACATTTCGTTTGATGGATAAATCATCTGCAGAAACTGGTGCAAATATGGCAGCAGGTGTAGGTGCATTTGCAAAGTTGAATGATATGTCACCAGCTCAGTTATTTAAGCAAATGGCTGACTCACAGGAAGAAATATTTAAATATTCAAACTTTACAACTTCACAATTTGCATCGCAAGCCGTATTGTTGGCAAAAATGAATACATCTATGAGTGCGATGTCAAAAGCATCGGATTCTATGGTTTTAAACTACAAAGATAGTATCAAAGCTGAGATGAGTTTGTCTGCAATGTTGGGTAAGAATGTAAACCTATCGGAAGTTAGAGCTAAATTGATGGCTGGAGATATGGCAGGTGGTGCATCTGCATTAAAAACGGCATTGGGTGGTGTTGATATAAATTCAATGAATGCATTCCAAAAACAGGCATTAGGACAGGCTACCGGTATGGATATTAATGAATTGATGAATTTAACTCAATCCAAAGGTGGTAGTGTAGCGGGAACTATTTCGGAAAAGAATGCACAAAAAACAGGCGCAGCCATAGCAAATGGTGCACTAAATCAAGATATTGCAAATGAAGCAGCGAAACTTGCATTGGAACAAAAATTCAGAAAAGAAAGTTTAGAATTTGAACAAAAAGAAAGATTGCAAATGTTGGGAGTTGAACAACAAATGAGACTTCAAGGCCTTGCATTAGAACAATCTTTTAGAATAAAAGCAGCAACACTTGCGGCCGAAGAAGATATTAAAGATTTGCAAAATAAATTTGTAAAAGAAGTAATGGCCGAACAAATGATATCCGCATTAAGTAGTCAATATCAAAATAGTTTAAATGTTTCGGGAGTAGAATCAAAAACACAGAGTATTGGTGTAAAAATGCCAGCAAGTGTAAGTGTTAAACCCATAGGTGCAGTTGCAAATAAAACACAAGGTGGTGGATTTATGTTTGGTCAAAAAGACCCATTTGCAAAGGTAGTTGAAGTTAATAAAGCATCATCCGAAATTAATGTAGCTGCAATAAATACAAATGCAAAATTACAAGAGACAAAGTTGACACAAGGAATTGAAAAGCAAACTAAATTATTATCAGAATCTCAATATAGTATAAAGTTGCAAAATGAAATGATTGCATTATTAGGAATTAATGCTCAATTTTTACAACAAATAAGTGATAATACTACAAATGATACACAAGTAAATATCAATGGTAAAGTATTACAACAATCGTTATTAAATCAGGCTCGTAGAAGTTATGGTGTAGCAAGAACTGCATAATATTTAGAATAAAGATATTTATAACTAAATACTACTATTCATAAATGGCAACAATACAGGATTTATTCAAATCACAAAAAAAGGAACTATACGGAAAAGAAAATATCCGAATAGAAAGTAGGGGATTTATAAATCCACCAAGAGCAGCTGCATTGATAACATCTTCACCAAATAAAATTGGAGATATAATTGGAAATCAAGTAGGTGGTGCATTGGGTGGTTCGGCAAATAGACCATCGGATACAATATTTAAAGGAACTGCTTTTTTTAGAAAACCAATAAGTTTACCAGCAGTTACAACCGCATTATTAAGAGACTCAATTGAAGAGGGTAGAAAATATTTTGTAAAAGAAGCACCTTCTCCAAATTCTATCATCGGAACTATAAAGCAAGGAGCATCATCACCTGCGGGAGTTGCAACAAACATAGCACAACAAACCTTAAATAAAGTAGGTTCCCCAGCTGCCATAAAAAAATTAGCAAAAGAGTTAAAAAAGAAACTACCAGCAAAGGGGTATGGTGATTTGTTTAACAGAACCGAATTAGGAGGAAAACCACTACAAACTACCAACAAATTTAGTGAATATAAAGAAGTTACAACAACATCTCTTCCAAAATATCCAGCACCAGCAGTGGAACTTATTACCGGAGATATAAAGAAAACATTAAAATTGAGGAGTCCTGATGAAAAGGCAGGTTGGGATGGGGGAAATTCTTATATTAATACGGTAGAAAAATATGATACTATTACTGGTTTAGAAACCGATATAGAAAAGTTTAGAGTAGCAAATCAAGTTTGGGTATTATTTAGAAAACAAGGTAACTCAAGCACTATTCCATTTGCAGGTTCTGTTACCGGTTTAAGTGAAGACATTCAAACGGAATGGACAAATTTTAGATATATAGGGTCACCTTTTAAAGTAAATAGATATCAGGGTGTAGAACGAAGTTTAAAATTTAATTTAAAATTACATTATACCACTGTAAAAGAAAAGGGAGTAATGATTAAAAAGATAAATTATCTTAAATCGTTAGCATTTCCATATGAAGAAATTTCCGAAATGAAATATGGTGGAGATACACAAACATCACAATTTGCATTTTCTCCAAATTTAGTATATCTTACAATCGGTGATATGTATAAAAATGTTTATGGATATATAGAAAATTTATCGTTTTCGGTGGAAGATAATACGGTATGGCCATCCGCAGACCCAAATGGTGGGCAAGATGGTCGCGACCCATTACAAACCATTTTTGGTGTAAAAAATGATACTACATTATATCCATCCGTAATAGATGTGTCAATTAGTATGAAAATCATAGAAAATCATAAAACGGAAACCGATAAAGGTGGTATTACTAGATACAAATATAATTTTGATGGGATATCATATGAATCGGATGGCAAAACACCAAATAGTCAGTATAATAAAAATCGTGACATTAAAGCACCATTTGTAATTGAAGAAACCAAAGAGAAATAATGCCAAACAGATATCAATATACAAATACATTTACTACCAAAGGTACAAAGAAAAAATATTTAAGTAGTATCATTTATCCGAAAATAAAACCATCGGATGACGATTTATATATAATATCAGAATCAAGTGATAGATTGGATATACTTGCATCAAAATACTATAATGATAAAACACTTTGGTGGATAATAGCAACTGCAAATAATTTAAATGATGCATCGTTATCAATCACACCTGGTACTCAAATGAGAATACCATCAAATTTATCAAAGATTTTGAATGACTTTGAAAAAATAAATAAATAATAGGTTATGCCATTTCCATTTATAAAGCCACTTGAAGAGTGGACAGTAGAGAAATTAAAAGAAAGAGAATCGGATAGAAATTATATTACTACATTATCTCCTTTTGCAATAATGTCTAGTGGTGCCGTTGTTTTAAAAAATAAGACTACTGAAGAAATTAAAAATTTATTTATAAATCAAGAATACGGAAAAGACGCAACTACATATTATGGATGTGTAATTACAAATACCACAGATGTTTCGAAATTATATCAATCGGGAGAAACAATAGTTGGTTACGATTTAAACGGAAAAGAAATAAAGGTAGAAGGTGAAAAAAATAGAAGAGTATCTACACCAATTATAGAAAGTATAGAGATAGACACCGATGGTGGTAACAATACCTTAAAAACGGCACAAGTTAAAGTCAAAATATTTACATTAAAACAATTGGAAATGTTTGAATTGTTTTTTTTGAGACCATCTATGAATGTTGTATTGGAATACGGGTGGAGTAGTTCTACAAAAAAAGGTGCATTTTCTGGCGCTTTCAAAAATGTTACAATAGATAAAAATTTATTTGCAAAGAAAAATTTTGAAACTTATAAAAAAGATTATTCTGATTTATTTTTAGAAAATACTAAAAAAGATAGTTATAAAAAAATACTAAAAGAAACTGAGGGTGAATATGATTATATGGTTGGTAGAGTAACAAATTTCAATTATTCACCAACCGAAGATGGTACATATGAAGTAAGTATAGAAGTGTCTAGTGGAAATGAATTACAATTATGGCCCGCTTTAAAATCTGCAAAAGAATCGGCCCTTACATTGAAAAAAAATGAAAAAAAGATAACAACTTATAAATCCTTTATTTCAAAAATTGCAGCAGACTTTGGTAGACCTGATTTTGAAACAAATATCTTTAAAGATGATAATATTTGGAAAAATGAATTCTTTAATTATGGTATAACAAATGAAAAACAAAGTAGTACCATAGTTTCAAAAATACCATATATTTCAATGAAAGTTATAATTGAAATAATAAATAACTTAAAATTAACAAATCCATTGTCAGAAATAATTTCGGTAAATTATGAATATGATGGAAAAAAAATAATTCCTGTAAATTCAAATCCAAATCTAATATCAACCGATGAATCTATTATATTTCCTGGTAAATTACCAGAAGTGAGATTGGCTAATGGTGGAAAGGAAAATAGAATTATATTAGCATATGATGAACCTGGAATTGATGGTAAAATAAACGAAAAATCTTTTAATCTAAGTGATTCTCAAATTTATAATTTTAGTACCGGTGAAAGTATAAAAACAAATGATATAAAAATAAAAAATACAAACGATAATACGGAAATTGCAGTAAAATCAAACACAGGAAATTTATTAAATGTATTTTTTAATTATAATAGATTTATAGAAATATTTGATAATGCAAATAATATAGCAGATGTAATAAATTCGGTATTATCGACTATACAAAATTGTATGTTGGGGATGTGTAATTTGGAATTACAAAAAAAAGAAGATGTACAAGGGCAAACTTCTTTGGAAATTATTGATAGAAAAATTTTTCAACCATTACCAAAAACCACATCTTCATCGGAAAAACCAACAACACATAGATTTAAAATAGGTGCAAAAGAATCCATAGTTAAAAATTTTAATTTTAATATGGAAATGAGTACACTAATGCAAGCACAAGCATTATACTCAACCCAACTTGCAATTGCTAAAGGGAACAAAGGAACAAATACGGATGCATCGAAAGAAATAGATAATTATATATCGGCTGACCTCTCATATGCAAAAAACGCAGATGGATATTTTTCAGTAAACGATATGGAAGTCACCATAGTAAAAGGTGGATTAAAGAAGGAAGAAAATAAAAAAAAGAATCAATCTCCTGCCGAAAAGAAAAAAGAAGAAGAGGATAAGAAAAAATCCGATGAAGAACAAACTAAAAAATTAAAAGAATCTATAACCAGTAAATATGTAAAATTTAAAAATGCAAAGGGTATACAAAATTTAATATATAAAGATAGTGGGTTAATTCAATTATATTTACTACCAAAAACACCTGCCAATTCTACCGCATTGACATATTTGGAAATAACATTAGAAATAGACGGAATGGCCGGATTTAGTTGTGGTGAATATTTTCAAATAGATGGTATACCGGAAATATACAATAGAAATGGGTATTTTCAAATATTAAATGTAAAACAAGGTATTGATGAGAGTGGTTGGAAAACAACAATTGAAGCTGGTTATTTATTAAAAACAGAATAAAATGTATAAAGATTTAATAAAGAATAAAGAATTGTATTCATTGGATTTTCCAAAAACGATTGTACCATCTCCAATTGATATTGATTACGAAAATGGATTTATAAATAGATATTTTACACAAAGAGTAAATGATTCAAATTCTTTTGTTTTTGAAATAGATTTGGAAGAATATAATTCGTTATTAGAAAATCCATATTGGACATTGGAAGAAATACGATGGAGAATCACCGGCCCTAAATCGGCAGTATATTCGAATAATGGTACTATAACTGATATTGGTGTAGTAGCATCAAATGGTACATCGATTTCAATAGCATCGGATAAAATTAAAAACATAGGTTTATATTTACCAAACTTATTACAATTCTATAAATAAATTTGGAAAAATAAAAATAAAATCATATATTTAATTATAAACAAAATAAAGTTATGTCAAAATTTAAACATCTTACCGCCGAAGAAATCCAACAAATGACATTTGATTGGAGATATAGAGGTTGGACGGTATTGGAATTACTTACCGAATCAGAAGTTGATGAAGTTAATGAAGAATTAAATAGATTGCGTTTGGAAAGAAATGCAGCTGAACCTGAAAAATGGCAGGAATATGAACCATTCATGTATCCACACAAATTATCTTCTAAATTAGAAGCATTGTTTGCACATCCTAAATTGATTGAAGCAATGGAATTTCTTATGGAAGGTGATATAGTGGGAATGCAAACTTGGGCATATTTCAAACCAAAAGGTGAATTAGGTAGAGACCAACATCAGAATGCATTCTACACAGGATGTGGCCACAACGAAATTATTAACACTGCATTGGCATTAGATAATCACGACCCTGAAAATGGGGCAGTATGGAACTATGAAGGTTCACATAGATTACCAGTTTTACCAATGGAAGATAATGAAGAAAGAAAAGCAACAAACACTGCAAATTGGAGAAGTGAGAGAGGTATCAGTTGTGTAATGCCAGAGGGTCATGATTTCCGTAAAGTAGAAGGACATTTGAAAAAAGGACAAGTTGCACTTTTACACTCACACGTTGTACATGGTTCTGACCCGAATAAAGATACTACAAGAATGAGAAGAAATTTCTTAGGTGGTTATTTAAAGAAAGGAGCATATTTCAAACCGGGTAACCAAATGAAGAGAGAACCGATTGATATTTACGAATTACGTGAAAAGCATTGGGGAGAATAAATTTTGTAAATCAAAATATTTTTAGTATATTAGTAGGGTATGATTAATCTAATTGAAGATAAGTCTACCCTACTTTCTTTTTTGGGTGGAAATGTAAATATTGACCTTATAATTCCTGTGTGGAGTTCTCATAGAGCACATCCATTGGGTAGTCGTTTATCTTTTATATATTTTAGACAACCAAATGGTGAAGATGGTATTATGAATTTCAATCACATAGATGCAAAAAAATTAGACAAATTCGACATATCAAAATTAGTGCACGTAAATACGTTAGTTTTAGACAATAGGTATTTAAATACACAAGGATTGGATTATGAGTGGGTTTACTTTGAAGAGTATGGGAAACCATTTATATTTAATGAGGTCGTAGAATCGGTTTATAGGGGGTATAGAAACGACTTTAAGGAGTTGAATGATTGTGTACCTTTAATGAAATGGTTGGAAATACTTAGGACAATCCCAAATATCAGTAAAAGACAAGAATGGTATAGAAAATATACATCAGCAATCACCATATTGGGAAGGTTGGAAGGGGCTGGGGTAAAAGTCGTTAGAGAAAAATTTATTGATAGTTTTAACTTCAACGAGCAATACCTGCGAAAAAACGATATCGTCTACACTCAGTACAATCCATACACTATTACAGGTAGGCCATCCAATCGTCATCTTAATGTCAATTACTCTGCGTTAAAGAAATCCGATGGAACGAGAGAAATGTTTATTAGTCGTCATCCACACGGTACCCTAATTCAATTTGACTATGAGTCATATCACATTCGTTTGATTGCAAAGATGGTTGGGTATGAGTTTCCAAAAGGGACTACGGCTCACCAACACCTTGCAAATCTTTATGGGTGTGATGTGGAGACGGCAAAGAAAATAACCTTTACATACCTTTATGGGGGATTAGACGATAATGCTCGGGGGATTCCATTCTTTCAAAAGGTAGACGAATATATTAAGGGATTATACCAAAGGTTCGTCATTTCGGGAAAACTTACGACACTCTTATACAAAAGAGAAATACCATTTGATAGAATCGAAACTCCCAACGAACAAAAGGTATTCAACTACTTATTACAATCCTTAGAGACTGAAATCAATTATATGAAGATTGGGGAAGTGTTGGAGTATTTGGAGGGGAAAATGTCAAAAATGATACTTTATACTTATGATGCCTTTCTTATAGACACACATCCAATTGAAAGAGAAAATCTTTTAAACGACATTGGAGAGATAATGGAGAAGGGTGGTTTTCCGGTAAAAATCGAAGAAGGAGAGAATTATAACAATTTAGAGGTTATACATTAAAAAATTATATTTATATCATATAATTATATCTAAACGAAAGACTATACAATGAAATTAGTAGATTTAATACCATTAAAAGAAATCGACTTTGCATCAAAAAAAGCATTTGATACTTACAGTAAAAATCATAAGTTAAGACCTACGACAAAAGTAAAAATTGCAGGTAAAACTACAACTGCGGGCCAGGCCTCTAAAATTAAAGGAACATCTGTATTTGATGATAAAGAAAAATCAAAAGATTCAGTAGACCCAAAGATAAAAAAACAATTAGATACTCTCCATAAACAAAAATTAGCTGCTCAAAGTAAATTGAATGCTTTTCGTAAATCGTACAAAGATAATTATAGTAAAGCGAGTAAGGAAAAACAGAAAAAAATGGATGCAGATTTAAAAGCAGCTGAAAAAGAATTTGATAAAGTAGTGACTCCATTGGAAACTCAATCGAAGAAGTTAGAAAAAAAAGATAAATAATATAAAAGATGTCAATAAATTTTCAAGAAATCCTTAAAGAATTGGAATATCGTGTAGAACATGGTATTATCGATTTAACAAAGGAGGAACAAGTTACAAAATTAACAGAAATCTTAAAAGAGAATGGTGTTTCCGATGCCAACGAAATGGCACAGAGAGCAAGAGTGTATTTTTCTTATTTGAACGAAGATGATGTAGTTAAGAATAAGAAAACGGGTAATGTATATGTTGTAAAAAACTTTGATTCCACAAAACACGATAAACCAACACCTGCGGAAGTAGAAAAAGCTAAAAAAGCAAATGGTGGTAAATTACCAACTACCGACAAACCTGCAGCTGGAAAACCGGCTGTAAAAGTTGGTGCACAAAAAACAGCACCTGCGGCAGATATTAAAGTAAGTGATGCCGAAAAGAAAGCAAATGCTAAGGCAGAAAAAGGTAAAAATCCACAAGAGATTAAAAAAGAAATAGATAGAATTAGTATAGAGGCAGGACAAAGTAGACAAATGTTCTACAAAAAAGGATATCATAAAGCAGAAAGTGAAGACGATGCAGGCGCAGCTCCAGGTAATGCCGGTTCGATGTTAAATGAAAATGGTTCATGTGATGTATGTGAGTGGGCATTGGAAAATGATAAAACAGATTTAGTATCAGCAGTTTTACACTTATATGATAACTTAAAAGGTGGTGCACTATTAGAAGCAACGGATAAGACTGGTATTGCAGGACAAGAAAAATCAGTCCCAAGTGTAAATGCAAAACAATTAAGAGATTTTAGAGCAGCGGGTAAAGGTAAGTTTGACAAATTATCAGATGGTCAATTATCAAGACTAATGATGGCCGCTAATGGTGGATTAATTAAAGCTAGAAATATAAAGCAAGGTATTAAAAATAATGGTTGGAAAGAAGAAGATTGTACGGTTAATGGTTTCTTTGGAGATGAAGGTGGTAAAGCACAACAAATGGATATGGTTAGACAATCCAACAAAATATTTGCACCAAACGGAAAAGAAATACCAAAAGAAGTTGCATTGAAATTAGTTGCACAAGGTGGCGGAGGAGCTAACCCATCAGATACTTCTCAATTTGTATATAATTCAAAGACAGGAGATTTAATGATTAAGTTCACATCGGATAAAGATTCATTTGATGCAATCGTTGCACAATCATCATTCCAAAAGGAAGGACAAAATAAAAAAGTTGAAATAGATAAATTGGTTAAAGAGGGTAAAATGAAACCCGCTGATGGTGAAAATTTGAAAAAAGTAATAGATAAACAAACCGCAACTTTAAATAAAATTGAAAATGAATTAAAGAGTGTGGTTGCCGAACCTGCAAAAGCCTTATCTAAAAAAAATCCAAAAGAACTTTCAAAAATTGCTTTGGATTTAAATAAATCAAATAGTGGTAAAGCAAGAATAGCAGCAATAGAAAAAAAATATGGTAAACTACCAGCTGGTATAGCAAACTTAATGAAAGTTGCACAAACTGACCCAGAATCATTATCAAGTGGAGATAGAAGAGTTGTAGATGATTTGAAAAACCATTATGGATTGGATTATTTAGTTGCTAAAAAGATTGATGATATTAGAAAACGTTCCGTTGCAGTTGAAAGAAAATTATTGAAACAACTCGACACTGTTCCAGTTAAACTTGAAGATGGTTCAAAAGTGGGATTGGGAACATATTTGGATGCTCAAAACTTTATAGAAAAATTCCATATGGGTGGCTCAATGGGTGATAAACACGGTGTATTTGCATATCCTGGTTTGTTTGAAGTTGTGTGTGGTGTTGGTGTAATTAACGATAAGATTATATCAAGTTGTATGAACACAAATAATATGAGTGATTTCATTAAAAAATTCGGTTCTACTGCAGAACAATTTCAGTTATCAAAAGAAAATCAAATTACAGGTTCAGTAAGAATTGCATATTTCTTAAATGATAAAGGTGAAAAAATTCGTATTGGTGAAAAAAGACAAAGAAGTAAAACCGGCGCAACTGGTAGATTTAATACGGTATATAAGTGGGATAAGGATACAATAGAATGTTTCAAAAGAAAAAATGGAGTAGCATAAAATGAATACACAATTACTTTGCCTTTTTACGACAAAAAATGAAT